CCGGTTGAGTTGATGGGGTCCACGCCAGCGTGGTGGGTGATGCGGGCGGCGCGCCGCCCGGGGCGGACGACGCTGTCGATCACCTCGATCGAGTCGGGCGGCGCAACCTGCACCGCGCACCGGGCGATAGTCCCGTCGGGCTTTTTGACCGACGGGTCCGCCGGTCCCCGGTTCATGGTGCCGACCGGCAGGTCGTCCCACGTCCACAGCAGGGGGGGAAGTGTGCGCATTCCTATCTCCTGTTTTGGCGACCCGCGATCTTGCGGATCAGCTCGTCGCGGATCTTGTCGGCCAACATGATCCGCGAGGCTGTTTCGCGGGCGACCGTCAATGGCAGACTGCGCTGTTTAGCGACTGGTACTCGGCGTCGGAAAACACCTGCTGGTATTCCAGCTCCTGGACGGCCTCGCGCAGCAGCTGAATCCACGCGAGCGCGTGAGGGACGCCGCCGACCACGATGCGAGGTGGCGTAGGGTGCGGCCAGTCCGGGCCAGGGCCGACGATGTGGATCGTGCCGTCGATCACCCTGACCCAGATCGGGTGGTCCTCGGCGTTCTCGACGGGCCACTCATGGGCGCCGGGCGTGCCGATCGCCTCCATGGCGTCGTGCAGGGTGCCCGCCAGTTCACGCGCCTGCGGGCCCGTGAGCTTGATGTCCGCGACGTGGCGATACGACCTTTTAGCGTCCAGGATGAACACGTGCTCGCCGTCGGCGGCCACGATCTCGATCGGGCTGTCGGCTATGTCGTCGATGTGCCAGGTTTTTTCCTTCATCACGTGCCTTTCGTGCCGTCAGTTGACGGCGATTCGGTCCTCAAGGAACTCGGCAGCCTCCCGGAGCACGCGCGCCCACTCACGGGCATGCTCTGCGACGCCGACCACGATGTGGGGGGCCACGACATCCGGCCAGGCCGTGCCGCCGGACGTGATGCGGATCATCCTGGACGAGCGCGTCATCCCGTCGCTGACCTTCACCATGACCGGCGTGCCGTCAGCGGTCGCAAGCGGCCATTCGCGCACGCCGATCGCATCAAGCGTTTCGATGGCGTCGTAAAGGGCGCTCGCCAGTTCACGCGCCTGCGGGCCCGTGAGCGTCATGTCCGCGAACGACGATCCCATCGCGTCGCAGACGAACACGCGCCCGCCGGTGGCCGTCACCTCGATGGGCCTGCCGCCCATGTCCGTCAGCTCCCATCTGGCGAACGTCATAGCTGCACCATCTTTCGCCGGTCATGCGCTTTTCTCGTCGGCCCAGGCCGCGACCAGGTCACGACCGGCCTCGGTGATGACGCACACCCGCTGCTTTTCACCGGCCGATCCTGTCCGCACCTGGTCGGTGACGGCGATCAGCCCGCTCTCGCGAAGCTCCGAGCAGCGCTTCCAGTAGCAGCAATGCGGTCTGTCGGCGAGCCCCGACGCCTTTCCTGCCTGCTCGTCGGTCAGCCCGTCCGGGTGGGCCGCATAGGCCTCAAGAAGCGCCGCTTTCTGCGTACCCGCCCGGATCCTGACAGATGCAGACGCCCGATGGGACGTGCGCGGATCCGTACGCCGCGCTCCGCCGCCCGGCCGCCGCCGCACGACCTCGGCTTCGAGCTCCATCACCCGGCGCACCAGTGCCTCGCCCGCCTGCAGGACGGCGACGTCCCCGGGCAGCGGGCCGAGCACCTTGGATGCCGTCTCCCATCTGTGAATCAGTTCGAATGACGACACTGCGTGCGCGTCGCTACTCATTGCACTGATCCTAGCATGCACCCATACTATGTCAAGTGCGCCCGCCGATGGGCCCCTCCCGGGAGGCCACCAAGAAATGACTGTAATGGCCGTCCTGGTAGGCGATCAGCCCATCACCGGCGAGCCGGGCCAGCCGCGTCGCGACATAGCGCTCATCTATGTCCATGGCGAGCGCCACCTCGTACGGGGCCACCGGGCGGCGCCTGCGCGCCGACATCTCGAACGCCACGCGCAGGATGCGGGCGTCGAGCGCTCGCTCCGCCGTCGCGCCGGGGCGCAGACGGTACTGGTAGCGCAAGACTTGTCCCCACATATCGGATCATACAGCGCGGCGCAGTATACTGCAAAGCAGTACATGACCCCTGAGATGGACCTGGCGGAGCGCAACTCGCGGGCTGTTCGATATGCGATCGGCCAGTTCTTTACGCCAGAGCCCGTGGCCCGCTACATGGCTAGCCGTGTCCTAGAGCTATCGCCGGAACACATCCTGGATCCTGCGGTCGGCGCAGGCGTCCTGCTGCGGGCCCTGCCGCCCACGGTCGCTCGCTACGGGCTGGACATCGACCCAAGCGCGGTCGAGATCAGCCGTGCGGCGGTCACCGGCGGGCACGTCGAGATCTCCCTCGGGGACTTCCTCGCTGGCGCGACCCTTGAGCAGGCGAAAGACCTTCCCCTTTCGCGTCAGTACTTCGACGCCGTCATCGCCAATCCGCCGTACATCAGGCACCACCTGCTGTCGCAACCCCTGAAGGCCGGGGGCGGGGCGCGGTATGCCAGGTCCCTGGGGCTCAAGCCATCACGGCTCTCATCTGCCTACGTCTACTTCCTCCTAGAGAGCATCGTTCGGCTCCGACCCGGGGGACGGCTTGTCTTCATCACCCCGACCGAGTTCCTGGATGTCTCGTATGGGCGAGTCGTCAAGGAAGCCCTGTTGCGCCACTGCCAGATCGACGAACTGGTGGTCTTCGACGAAGAGCACCTAACCTTTGGGGAAGGAGTTCTCTCGACGAGTGCCATCACAGTGGCGACCAAGCGCACCTCGCCGTCCGCCCGCGCAGGGCAGCGGACCGTGAAGGTCACCGAGCCGGTGGGCCCGGACCTTCGTGTGGACGTGACAAGTCGCGACGTTCTGGACCCCGATCCGGCCCTCCCTTGGACCGCGCTAACACCCTCAAAGACCGAGGCTCACTCAGCGCTTCACGTCGGCCGCGGTCGCACGCTCGGTGATTTCGCGCGGGTCCGCCGAGGCATCGCCACGGGGTCGAAAGCGTTCTTCTGCCTCACCGAGAGTGAGCGGTGCTCGTGGGGTATCGAGGAACGCTTCGTGGTTCCGTGCTTGACCGGAGCACGCTCCGTTCCCGCAGATGGGCCCGTCGATGACGAGTGGTTCGCCTACCTGAAAAACAGCGGCGCACGATGCTGGCTTCTTTGGTGTCATGACGACGCGGAATCCCTGGTGGGAACTCGGGTTGCCGCCTACTTGGAGGAAGGGCTTCGCCGCGGTGTCCATGAGGCCTACAACTGCCGCACCCGCAAGCCGTGGTACTCAGTCGAGCGTGTGCCGCCGCCTGACTGGTTCGTGACCTACATGAGCAGGAACCACGCCCGCTTCAGCCGGAACCTCGTCGGCGCTCGGTGTCTGACGAGCCTTTTGAACGTGTGGAATACCGGCCCCGCATCGGTCGCATGGCTCGACGCACAGTTCCGGCACCCCGACATACCACTCCTGCTCCGCTCCGTCGGCCGGACCTACGGGGGCGGTCTCGGGAAAACGGAGCCGAAGGAGCTGCTGCGGCTGCCTCTGCCCGATTACCTAGGCGACCGAGGCGAAGCTGCCGCAGCGCACGCTGCGGCCGACAGGCCGAGAGGGTTCATCGCATCTGCTTGCTGAAACGCCAGAGCGCCTCGGTCGTGCGCTGGCAGGCGTTCGCCACCGAGGAGATCGCGTCCTTGAGATTGACGTTCGAGTAGTTCGACGCGATCGCCTTGGCGCGGTTGCGCGCCGAGATCGCCGAGTCGAGAGCGACCTGGTAGTCCGCATCGGTGCCGACCCACACCTGCTGCGCCGGAGGTGGGCCGATGACGACCGGGACCGCGGCCGAGGTCGTGTTGCCGACGGTGTCGGTGGCCTCGAACACCAGGTCGTAGCCGCCGGGCGCCAGCACAGGCAGGCTCACCGGGGAGCCATCGCCGAACGGGGCCTTGGTCTCGCGCGCGATCACCTGACCGGCGACCGCGACCGTCACCTGCGAGATGCCCGAAGGATCGACGGCGTCCACCATCCAGGTCAGAAGGCCGTCGGTGATCCTCGTGCCCGGCCGAGGGGCGATGACCGTCATCTGCGGGCCGGTGGTGTCCGGCACGGGCACGGGCACAGCGCCCGGAGCGAACAGCGCTTTCGCCTCGCTGACGCTTTGCACGCGCGCAAAGCCCCCGTGGTACCACTGCGACGCAGGACGGCCGTCGCCGAAGTAGCCGCCCCCCTTCCAGTAGCCCCCGCCGTGGCCGTCGTAATAGGTCGGGATGTTCTTGTCGAAGGCGATCGTCCAGTCCGAGTCGCCGATCTTCTTGTGGCACACGACCCGGCCGTTCGACCCCCACTTGACCTCGAAGATCAGCCGGATCCACTGATCGAGCGGGATCACATCGTGGATGATCGAGTTGATCTCAGACCCCCCCAGACCGGCGCGGGTGTCGAGAAACAGCTTGCCGTTGGGGTAGCGGCCCCACCCCTGGTCGGCCCGGACCGCGAACGGCGGGCTACCGGTCGAGCCGGGGTGGTGTATCTGCCATAGGATCGCCCAGCTCGGGCTCAGCGCCCACTTGGTGTCGGCCGGGTTCTTGGAGGATCCGCCGGGAAGCCAAAATGCCACCGCATAGACACCCGAGGTCCCCGACACCTCCCCGCCGCCCGAGGACTGCAGATGCGATCCGCAGAACTCGCAGCGCACGCCGGTCGAGTTGATCGGATCGTCACCGGGCTGAAGGACGAACCTCATGGCCACCGGCGTGTCGGCCCAGACCGGCGGCAGATAGGTCACCGTGCGCGTGCGATCGGCCGAGACCCGCTGCCATCCGGTGCTCGGGCCGGGTGGGGATGAATCCCCGGAAACCCGTACGGCCTGCCAGCGGGCGTGGTGGGTGGGAAGTGGCATCGTCAACGTCTCCCGTCTCGTGTTTATTGCTTACGCTTTTGATCGTTTTCGTCGAAATAGCCGGGTTTCAGCTCACGGGGCGCTCCACCACGCTCATGCGGTGCACGCGCCATAATCCGGGGCATGACGACAGCCAAAAAGACGCCTCCAAAAGGATACGTCACCATCGCCAGGGCCGCCGAGATGGACGACGTGACGATCCAGGCCATCAAGAACCGCATCGCACGCGGCACACTGAAATCCATCAAGATCGGCAAGCTGCGCTACGTGCCGGTCAGATCGCTGCTGTACTACCGCCGCACGCACGTCCATAGAGCCATCCCGCCCAAGGGATTCGTCTACCGATCCTACCGCATGCCACTGTGGATGGCGGAAGCCCTCAAGGAGTACGCGCGCGTCCACGAAACCGATGCCTCTGCCGTCGTCAGGGACGCCGTTGATGCCCTGTTGACCTCCCGATGGCCCGAATATGCGTTTCGGTCGATTGAGCACCGGAAAAATGGCTGACGTTACTTAGTTCGCCGGTTATCGATCTTAGGCCATCGGATCGCCGGTTACCGATTTACCGGTTACCGATTTAGAGGTTTACTGGACTAATGATCCTCGACGATGACCTCGAATCTTGTGGCGTCCACGACCTGATTGGCCGCATCGACGCACTCCTGGAGGCTCGCGTACCGCGCCGACCAGGCGATCACCCGACCGCCGCGTCCTATCAGCCGAAAGTGCCAGCGCTGGCGGCCGAACTGATTGCGCCCGCGCACGATGACGACCTTCATCCGCCCTGGTTCAGGTCGTGGATCGCGAAATCAAAACGCGCCGTCTCGCCGCTTGGCTGCTCGCCGTCCTGACCGGCGAAACGGGACTCGTCGAAGACGGCCGTGAACACCAGTTGCCTGGCGCCCAACCCGCGCAGGTACGACGCCAGCACGTCGGTGGTCAGGTTGACCGAGCCCTCGATCGCCGACACGCGGGACTGGACGACGCCCATCTCGGTCGCCAGATCGACCTGGCTGACGCCAAGGGTCGTGCGCAAAAGCGCCAGTCCCGCCCCGACGGTTCCTCGCATGTTGTTCAGTGGATTCCTTGGATGCCCCATGATGTTCACCTCGACACCGGGATCGTCCAGCACGCGCCGTTGCCGGGACTGATCCGGGCGCTCGCCGCGGGACGGCCCGAGACGGACTCGTACTCCAAAGGAACGTCGTTCCACACGTAAAGAACCCGCCCGTCGTCGCCGACGATCATCGACATCTCGACATCGCGGGTGGCGACGAGCTCTCCGTGCTCATCGAGCAGATCGATCGCACAGGTTCGCGTCTCGATGTGCATGGCCCCGTCAGCAGACGTGCATGTCCCATCCGACAGACGACGCCAGCGCGAACACCGGCTCGGGGATGCGGGTCATCCCTTTCGGGTCGCGCCACTCGCAGACGCCGTCCGGTTGCGCAAGCGAATACCAACGGCCGAACACCTGGTTTTCCTCCTGGATGAGAACTTTTCCGAACACCGTCGCGGGGCCGCGGCCGTCGCACAGAAAGACATCCGCGACGCGCTTGCCGGATGACCGCTGAATCATATCACTCTTCGGTATCGGGCCTCCTAGTACCACCCGCGCGATCTCTGCCAGGCATCCGCCGCGCAGGGGCCGCCGTAGCGGCCGTCCACGTAAGCGAAAAACCACCGCAACTGCGTTTTGGGGTTGGTCAGATAGTCCGCCCCGTAGGGCCTCATCTTCGACGCCGGAAGCGCCTGGCCAAGCCCATAGGCGCCCGAGCCCGAGTGGTTGCTCACCGTGACCTGCCAGCCCGACTCGCGCCGGATCAGCTCATGTACGCACGGCCACGCCGCCTCACCGTAGCGATCGACCGTCATGACGTATCCGATCCCCTTGACCGGGCCGTAGCGCCGCACTGCGCGCGCGTGGCGCTTGGCCCTTTCGTGGGCGGCTCGGACGTTTGGATGCAGGATCATCCACAATCGCCGGGCTTCGGAGCGCACAAGCCCATGGTCGGCCCGGCCGTCTTTGGGTCTGCCATGCACAACGACGTTGCGGCCGCGCAAATGCTCAGGGACCGCCGCGTACATCCGCTCATAGGCCGACCGCAGCTTGGTCGTGCTGGATGGCAGAAAACCGTGGGCACCGGCATGGCTCACGGGCCCTGATAACGCTGCGCATATCGCCATGCAGGCGATTCGGACATGATGACTGAACACGGTGTGACCTTTCTGTTCGTTTGCACTTGGCTCCCGCCTTCTTGGGGTTGAAAAACGCTTATGTGTCGTCGTGGTTTACGGGTTTACAGCCGCGTGCCGGTTGTCCTTTCATATGCACGGGCGATGCCGAGCAGATATGCCGCCCTGCCCTGCTCACGCAGGCTCAGATATGGCAGAAGGTCCAGTCGGTGCTGGTCGTACTTTTCATGGCACGACCGGCACAATGGACAGATGTCGTCGGGGACGACGACCGCACGCTTTTTCGCGACCTTGGGGTCGTAGCGCCGGTAGGCGATGTGGGCGGCCTGGAGGTCGCGCGATGTCCCGCAGACCCGGCAGACGCCCTCAGCGTCAACCTTGGCTCGTGCGATTGAGAAGTCGCGTTCCACGCGCGTTGCGCTTGTAGTGGTAGACGACGCTCGCACGACCGTTGTTGCGGCGCACCAGCCGCACGTCGACCAGCCGGTCCTCGGCGAGCCGGTTGAAGCTGACGACAGCCTGACGGTGGGAGATGATCAGCTCGTCGGCCATGTCGATGGCCGCGTACCAGATGCGCGGCTTCATGGCCGCGAGAAGCGCCAAGTCCTTCGGGCGGTGTGCCCACTGCTTGGCGGGCATCAGCTCAGGCGCCAGTAGTGGCGCGTCGCGCCCCGGCTTCCGATGTCCACCTGGCGGCGCTCCAAGAGCCCTCGTGAGGTCAGCCGCTCAAGCGACAACTGCACCCCCTGCCGGGAGGGCAGCCGTCCCCAGGTGCCGATGGCCGCCTGGGCCACCTCGGCGATCGTCCACCAGTGGCCTTCGTCACCGGCCTTGATGGCCTCCAGGAGTGCCTGCTCCAGTTCAGTCTTTTGCACGCTCATGTCGTATAGCATACCACGTCGGTATGCAACCCTGCTAGCGGCGCGGGGCGATCCTCGAAGCCAGGCTGGCGATCTTTTTGTTGAGACGCTGGCGCTCCGGTCCCGCAGGCATCCGATCACGCTGAGCCTTGAGCTTGCGGATCTCTGCCTCAAGCTCGGCCACCGTCATCGCCTTGCCGGGCAGGAGCGTACGCAGCATGTTGGCGATCTGGTTCGCCCGCTCTTTCGCGAACGGCGTCGCACGGGGGCGGACGCTTTTGTCATCCCGGTTGACGTCCGCAAGCAGCCGCGACACGGCTGCGGTGACCGCCTGACGGCTTTCGATCGGCTGCTCCTCGATCCTTTGCAGCAGGCGCTTGCGCGTTTTGCCAGCACGCTCGATCAGTCCGGTAAGCTTGTTGTACTCGCTGTTCCACGTGCTGTCGCGCTCGGACTCAGGTGTCGTCTCAAGCACCGCCAGACGGGCGCGCCGCTTGTCGAGCAGCTCCTCGGCGCGCAGCAGCTTGTCGACGTGCTCCGACACGATCTCGCTCGGGGTCTTGGGCGGCCCGACACGCGCGGGGCGACGCGGCAGGGGCTGAGGCTCTTCGTCGGTCAGGCGCCACGGGCGGCCCTTGAGGGAGCGATGGCCCCTGGTGCCCGTCGAGACACCGGAAGCCCCACCGTAGGTGCTCACGGCCCGCGAGCGGGGGGCGCCGCCTTTAGAGATGTCTTTGCCCATCATCGCGGCGGCGGCGTCGATTGCGTCTTTGGCCTCGCGTTCGGCTGCGCCGCCGTACCCGCCGACGCGGGACGTGGGGAACTCCGACCGAAGCTCGGGTTGCGTCGCCTGCCCGCCGACGCGCTTTTCGGGCTGGCTGGTGATTTTGCGTGCGCGCTTTCTGATGACGGTCGATGCCTTGTCGAGGATGTCGGACATCTCGATGTGGGCGTCTTTCAGGGCCCTGCGGTCGGCATCGGAGACGTCGTTTTTGTTGGCCCACAACTCGGCGGCGAGCCGGGACTTTTTGACGGCCGAACGAACGTCGTCCTCGGTGGCGATGCCCGATGACCTCAGTCGCAGGCCGATATCGCGGTGATAGACATCGACTGCAGGCACCAGGGCACCGAGGCGCTTTTGGTGCCTGACGACGGCGTCGACGACCTTCATCACCTGACGCGCCCGGCCGATGTCGGTGTTTTCGACGTCGGCGTCGACGATTCTCTCGGGATCCGGCTTCATCGCCACGTCACCGCGGACCGCGGACTTCTCGCGCGGACCACTGATGATCCACTTGTCCGCCATCAAAAGGCGCGCGGTCTCCCACGCGTGGGCCATGGCCTCGTCATCTATCTTGTCGTCGACGACATCGACGTCGTCGGTCGTTTCGCTCTTTTCAGGACGCTTCAGCCCCCGGGCCGCGAGCACGTCGTCGATGACCTCGTTCGGGGAGTAGTTGTCATTCTCCCAGGGATAGGGTTCGGTCCACCATGCGTTGAGCTTCCCGTCGACGATCGGTGGCGGATAGCTGCGCCGCTGACCGGGATAAAGCGGGTGCTCGGCGTTCTGGAAGATCGGGTTGACACGCGCGGCAAGGGCATCGATGTCGGCGCGCAGCATCTCGTCGGCGACCTTCGGGTCCACGCCCTCTTCGTTCACCAGGGCTTCGCGCCTGGCGTGGATTCGGTTCCATTCGTCCCGGAAGGGCGCCCAGTTCACCTCGCCGAACCAGCGACGGGTGACGGCGTCGATCGCCTGGCGCAGACGATTTGCGGTACCCACACGGTTCTCGCGCCGACTGATGTGACCGGCCTCGGTGCTCTGGCGGTTCCACAGCGAACGCGCCAGGGCGATCTCGTGCTCGGTCGGCTCACCACGAAGCCCGCGCTTGGGGTGGCCGATGACACTCGTCTGCACCGCAAGCAGATCGCGCAGGCGCTCTATGTCATCGGGGCCGGTGATGTGGACACCGAACCTTTTCTCAAGACGACGACGGTGCTCGGCGATCTGCTCGCGCTGACGATCGGTCAGCATGGCGCGCTGCTTGTCGGTGAGCTTTTGGGTATCGACCGCTTCCTGGCGGGCCCGCTTTTTGGCCGCGATCTGCTCAAGCACCGACAGATCGTCGGTCCACGCGCGGATCTTTTCCCGGCGCGCCTGGTTGACGAGGGTGTCGCCGTGTGCCTGGGGGGCATTGCCTGAAAGATCGCGACCATGCACCCCCGAGACGACGTCGGAGGCCTTCGGGGCGTCGGCGGCCTCCGGAAGCTCCGGGACGTGAACGTCCTTTTTGCCGCCGCCGGGATTGTGAGCGAACTGCCCGCCGGTCCCGCCGGGCGCACCATCGGGCATGCGGTAATAGGAGATCCACTTTCCACGACGCAGCATGTGCATCAGCACCGATTCCCGCAGCGGGTCGGTGCCGTCGATCCCCGCACGGATCAGGCCACACACAAGTCGCACACGATTCTCGCCGGAGGTCGTCATCTTCTTTTTTGCGCGACTCGCCGCCAGAACCGCGAGCGCCCGCCGCCGGACGCGGGCCTTTTCTTCTGGGGTCAGATCAGACGAGTTCAGATACGCGAGCGCCGAACGGGCGTGCCCGACCGACCCGGGAGGAATCGGGAACTTGCCGCCATCGCGCTTGATGACCGCGTACTTGCGGCGGGCACTCGCGGTGATGCGGCCTCCGGGGGTCATGATCTTTTCGCCACGCATCGCTACTCCACGAATGTCGCGTCGATGGCCGCCAAAAGCTCAAGCTGCTCGGCCTCGCTCATGACGTCGATCTGCTTTAGGTACAATCGCAGATTACCGTCTACCGTCATCGTCGCCGCCGCCTCGCGGATCACCTCGTCGAGGTCGGGCATGTCCGCGTGACGACGACACGCCGTGTACAGGACATCGACATGGCGGGGGCTGATGATGTCCGCCTCAAGGGCGCGCAGGGCCGCGTTCCTGGCCTGGGCGGCTTTTTCGATCGCAAGGCTCTCCGCCTTCTGCTTGGGATCCGAGCTCCTGCCGCGCCACTTGGTCGTACCGGCCCATTGGTCCTTCAGCCAAGCACACAGCGCCGCACAGTTTCCCCTGCACACCTCGGGGTGCTCGGTCTGGAGCCGCTTGACGCAGATGTGGTGCTTGCCACCGGCCCAGGTGCCGAACGCGCGGACGATGTAGCGGATCTTCCCGAACTGGCGCGGGTCGTGGCCACCCATCGAGCCGCCTGCGGCGGTCTCGATCAGAACTGCCATGACCCGATCCTTCGCTGGCGGGCTGACCTCACCATCGGATCTTGCAAAGCACGGGGTCCCGGCGGTGCAGCAGGGTTCGCACACGGCGTCGTGCCCGTGTAGGACGCTGCGACCAGATCGCCGCATTCACCCACGTCGCCAAATAGCACGGCGATGCCATCGATCACCACCTAATGGCCTCCGAGCTGAGCACCGAGCGCTTTCGCCTTGGTGCCCGCGCGGTATCTGGACAGGGCCGCTGCGAACTGTTTGTTCGGCTTGGCGTCGGTGTAGCCCTTGTGCCGACGCGCCACCAGATAGCGGACAGCCACATCGAGCAGCTTTGCGTTTTTGGGGTCACGCGCCCACTTGTGGGTGGCGACGAAGCGCTCCTTGACCCGCTGAGCCAGGACCGAATCGACCTTGTGCGCAAGCTGGCCGGATGCGGCAGCGGCCTGGGCCTTGGAGACGAACTTACCGCCCGCCTTGGTGCCCTTGCCGCCACGGGCCACGGCGATCTTCTTGCCGCCTCTGATGACGTAGTACGTCTCAGCCATCCAGCCGCTCCAGTGATCGAAGACCCCACGGACCGTCGTGGTCCTCATCATGACGGGGACCGCGAGCACTTTCCATCACGATGTGGGCTGCTTCGCGCTCGGTGCCCCAACCAGCCGCGTCAGACGCGGGTATGAGAGTGCACCGGCAGCCTGGATGCCGTAGCGGATGAACCCTCTGCAGCACCGACCACGGCCAGTTGCGGCCCGCCATGAACAGGCACCCTTTCGTGTGGGTCTTGGCCGTGACATCCAGCAGCCAATAGGCGCCTTCGGGGGAGATCTCCCTGACCGCGTCAAACGCCTGGGCCGCCGCCATCCGCCTATAGGAGGCGACCAAGTGCTGCTGCTCGTATCGGTCCTCGGCGCGGGCTTGCTTGATGAGCGCGCGCCGACGGGCTTCGTTGGCGCGCTCGATGTCTTCGGGGCGATCGGACGCGGGCCGGATCTTGTCAGCAGCGGCCCTCATGCGCTTGCGGTGATTGCGCGCCATCGCACGGCGGCGCTTCGCCTCGATCTCGCGCTGCTTGGCGACCTGGCTTTTTGCGGGGTCGAGACTAGCCACGCACCCTGCGTGCCAGCTTTCGAAGCTTCCGGGAAGGCCTCGCGCGATCCAGCCGGAAATCGATGGGTGCCAGCTTGGGCAGCTTTGCCCGGAACGACGAGATCTGGGCCGATCTTGCGCGGGGAGTCGTCTCCAGCCGTGGATTGGCCATGACCTGATTATCGCTTGTGCTCACGCTGCTCGGCTAGGCCGGGCACGAGTGCTTTTGCGCTTTTACCGGCGCTTTTGCCTTTTCGACTTCAGGATGGCGTCGATCATTGCCGAGGCATCCTCAAAATGCTCGGGGACTTCCTCGGGTTCCAGGCCGAGCTTGACGAGCAGATTGCGCTGCTTTTTGGTCGTCTTGCTCATTTTCGGCATGCGCGCCAATCGCGCTTTTTCCCAGCTGAGCCGTTGAGCCATTGGTCGCTCTCGCTTGCTTTTTCGGCTTTCCGGCCAACTTTTTGGCTTTTCCGGCCGATTTTTCCTCTTTTTGGCCTTCCTTAGCCTTTTAGCTTCTCTTTTTCCCCTTTTGGCCTTCCTTAGCCCCTTAGCTTCCCTTAGCCCCCCTAGCTTCCCTTAGCCCCCCTAGCTTCCCTTGGCCCCCCTAGCGCCCCTTGCTTAGCTTGGCCTTGCGTTTTCGGAGCTCGGTTTGAGCCTGTCGAGAGGCGTACTGCGCCCAGTGCTGGGACGCAGTACAGGCCAAATAGCAGCGTTTTCCTTGCGTTTCCATCGCCCGGAATCGCCCGCCGTTTCGGCCGAGAGACTCGAACCCGCCCAGGTAACGCTTTACCGGGTGGGGGGTAACTCCCCCGCTCGTCTCCCCTGCGCTCGCCTCGCGGCGACGCTCACGGCATGTGTGGCACCCGCCCGCTCTCTCCATTTTGCGGACGAGCCCACTCTGGGTTTTGTGCCAACTGGGGGTCGTCGCGATGGCCCCCACCGCCCCGGCGGTCCGTTGCGGCTTCCGGTATTGTCGCCCCGGACGGCTATGGCACTCCCAGTATCGTTCCGCTGGGCACTACAGACGGCTGGCTGGGAGGAAAGGACGAGGCTACCGTCTAGGTCCGGCCTCCCATGAGCTTGCGCGTGACCCCCGTAATGCAGCCATACGGCCGAACCGTACCCGCCGGGCCTGTCACGACGCTCACTGTCATGCGCACCAGCATAGCACCAAGCCCACCGTGCTGTAAAGTGGCAATCGCGCGGGGAGACGGCGTGGTTCCCCCACTCCCCGCGCCCCCCTAGCGCTCAGAGCACAACTGGAGGCCGCTGCCGCCGCACGAGGGGCACGTGACGGGCACCAAGCCCTCGCCATTGGGCGCCTGGACAAAGATCCTCCGCTGCCCCCAGCAGATCGTGCACGGGGCGTAGATCGCCCCCGGCAAGGGGCGAAGGTGGCAGTTGCCGGTATGGGTGAACTGGGCTTGCCAGCCTTTAGACCGTACAAAGAGCATCTAACCCCTAACGAGGGATGCCCCGGTTGTCCGGGACGCCACGGTTGGGATCAGCAGCCCGCTGACGCGCGCCGTTGGCCGTACGGGCCCGGGGGTACTCGGTCGCCGACATCAGGTCCTCAAGCTGCTTGGTGACGTTTTCGACTTCCTGGTTCGTCGGCTCCGGCGGGGCGTTTGCCGCCGCGGCAGCGGCGGCTTGCTGGGCCGCTGGCATCACATACCCTTCGGGGAATACGCGCTTGACGATCTCCTGCGCGTCGGTGCGCCCGAGCGCCAGCAGCACCTCGTTCATGCCCCATCGGGCCAGCTCGACGTTCTGAGTCGAGCTGAGCGCGGACATCAGCGCCGTCACCGCGCCGGTGATCGCCGCCAGGTCGCGATCCAGGATCGGGGGCATGATGACCTCGATCTCGACCTCGTCGGGGATGCCCGCTCGATCGAGCACGTAGCGGCACAGATCGTAAAAGCACTGCTCCCACAGCTCCTGGCGGGCCTCGACCTGCTTGCGGGTCGGCAGCTCCATCGCCACCGAGTTCGACAGGCTGGCCGAGTTGTCGCCGCCCAGGTACGGCATCGGCCAGTTGACACCGGCCGCGATCATGCCCAAAAAGTTCTGCTTGTCGATCTGCGCCGTTCCCGCGCCGGTCTCGAAGCTCATCGGCGCGATGTCCATGGACGGGGTGTGCACCAGCGTCGCCGCCTGGGGCTGAGTCACGAGCGGATCGCGCGTGGGTGTGCGGGTCAGCGCCAGCATGTCCCCGGAGGCGAACGCCTGCACGACACGATCGACCTCGGTGGGCCCGCCCTCGACACGCACCCGCTGGGCGATCTTGTTCATGGCCCGCGCGATGGCCAGCCGGGCCTCCATGAACTCGTGCAAGCCCTTAGCCCACTCCAAGACCCGCCGAAGCTCAGACACCCCGCGCTGCTGGCGCGAGGTGGCGTTGATCTTCAGGTGCATGACCTTCGCGTCGCCGATCTTTTCCTGTGGCGGCGGGGGGTCATTCGGGCCGGGCTCGTTGCGCCAGTGCGGGTAGTAGCGGACGATCCGATCGGTGGACGTCACCCACTGCTCTGTCTGGTAGTCCCAGTGCTGCTCCTGGTAGCAGCGCACGTACCACAGCGGCATCTTGTCGTTGTCGCGCGAGGTGATGATCTCGGTGATCTCACTCGGGTCCAGGTCCGACAAGAGCAGGTTCGCCTCGCCCTCGGCCGGGTCATCGTTGTCGTACAGCAAAAGAAAAATCTCGCCGTCGAGCTGAAGCTCGGTCGACTTCTGCTCCTGGGCCAGATGGCTCGTGAGCGTCTGCTGGTTCTCCGGCTGCTTCCAGAAGGCCTTCAGCGCTTTTTCGGCCTTGTCGAAGACCTCGTCGTCGATCTGGTCGTCGTCTTCGGCGCGAAGCTCCCGCAGACGGACATCGGCCTCTTCGACGTCTGCCTCGTCCGGCACGAACAATGTGCCGGGTGGCACATCTTGTGTGCCGGGTGGCATGACCAAAGAGGCGTTTTCTGCCTTTACGTCCTTGTAGGGGCGCTTGACGGTCGGTGTCTGGACGCCACGGCCGAACGTGTACCAGTTCATCAGGTTCACGGCCTGACCGACGATCGGGTCCTTTTGCCAGTACGCGAACGCCCGCCTGCTGATGCGCTTGCGGTCCTCGGGCCTTTCGTCTAGCTCGTTGGCCTTGTAGGACAGCAGCTCATAGGCCATGTCCTCCAGGCGCCGCTCCATGATCCGGCGGGCGTTGTAGTCGTCGGCCGCCGCCTCCTGGAAGCGCGACAGGTCCTGCTGGAGCTGGTCGATGCGCTCAAGCAGATGCTCGCTGCCGTCGTCCGGCGACTGGGTCTGGGAAGGCGCTCCTAGAAGGCGGTCGAGAAATCCCATTTATCGAATGACCCCCGAGAAAGCCCCTGCCTTCAGGCATGGGAAGGAATCGGGGCTACACGCGTCGCTGTTTGCGCTTTTTTTGCTCTCGCTTTTCGCGGGCGATCTTGTCTTTGAGGATCTGGATCATCTGCGAGTCGCCGGGATCGAACCCCTCGTGGACGGCGAGCCAGTCTTCTTCACTGTCAAGAGCAAAATAGACGCGATCTGAGATGACGTCGCTCCTTGACAAGCCTGCGTCGCGCAATGCCCGGGCGGCTGCCTTTTTGTCCGGCTGAGCCGCTATCCAGGCGCCGATCAGGCCGTGCCCGTAATCTAGGCCCCCGTATTCCTTTTTCACGCGCTTTACAAGGTCCTTCGCGCTCTCATCGCCGACCTTTATGACGCTGAGCTTCGGAGGGGCGTCGTCTCGGCCGACCACCTTCACGTGCAGCAAGCGCTGCCCGTATTCATCCACGTCGTTGGATATGACCTTCAGGCGCATATTGCGGCCGATCAGAAACTCGTCGAGGAGCCCCATGCCCATGTTGTCTGGGAGCATAGTGCTGATCTCGCCAGCGTGAGTTCCCCGTGGCACGTCGATCACCATGACGGCTTCTGCATCCGAATAGAGCGCGCGATCGTCCGGGTACGTCGAGATATACGCCGGGTCGGTGTATACGGTGCCAGGCTTGAGCTTTTCCATCCACGACGTGTCGCCCTCGACCCTGCGGGTCACCACTTGGTCGTAGGAGGTCGGTTCCTCGGCCAAAAGGGCGTCGAGGCCTTCGATGGTCTTGAAGATGCTTTTTTCTTCGTGGGGGAGAACCTCACCACGTCGCAGCGCGGTGTTGATGCGGTACGAGCCGCCGATTCCCATATAGTCGAGGGCAGCTCGCTTTTGTTCTTCGTAGCTGATCGTTTGTGGGTAATCGTCGTCAAGCAGGTCGAACAGATCGCTGACGTCTTCGATGGCTTCCCGGTCACCCAAAAGCGAGGAGAGCTGGTCCTCCACCTTGCGCTTAGCACGTTTCAGTGAGCGGGATGCGTTTTGATTGCCGATCAGGTCGGCAAAGTCGATGCGCTCATCCCACTCATTTCTGATGTTGTCCAGGTCGATCGATGCCTTTGTAAGACGCTTACGCGACGCCGACGGGATCTTATCTTTTCGGATACGTCCTTTTTCGACGTCCTCATAAGTTTGTGCAACGGCGTCGGCGTACCGGCGGGCGGCGTCGGAGTAAAGATCCTGCAGGTCCTTGTCGCTGGCGGTGAGGATTGCGTTGTGGCGCCCGCGGGGTGAGACCTCATCGAGCGTCTTGCCGCGCAGACGGGGCGGACCCTCCCGGATAAGGCCGCCCTTTCCCAGGTAGACATGCGTGCCCTTGATGGTGCGCCAGCCGATGTCGCCGGGCTCGATGTGCCAGTTGATGCCACCGGGGATGTTGGCAAGGCGGCGGCGAGCCTCTAACAGCAGCGTGACGACGGCGGCCTTGTCTTGCAGGATGCTTCTGCGATTCCTGCCTTGGGTTGTGCGCACGCCGCGCATCTTTTATGCGACCAACGCGGTCGTCTCGGACACGTAGATCTCCCTGCCCGTGCCCGCGCAGCCGTCGCAGGGCCTTTCGTCCATGTAGACGAGACCTGACGGGCTTATGCGCTCGAACTTCTCGATTCCGGTGCCCAGGCACTCGCGACAAGCCACCTTGCGGGGGTTTCCCTGAGCCGCCTGCACCGCCGGGTCGTGCTCTTTGTCGGCGATCCACGCCGGGCAGCGGTGGTATTCGCTTGCGCACCACCCGGCGACGGTGCGGGGGTTGTCCCGGAAGGCGAACACCCGGTTTTCGATCTTGCACATGACACATGCCCGCCCGTCACGCTCCACATAGGAGCCAGCGGGACACGCGATGGGCGGATGCGACATGCTTGCGATCTTAGCCGTTCCCTTGCGGTCGGAATAGTCTGCCGGGGGCTCATTCGATCGCCAGCCGCGCCCCGCCGGGATCGTAGGGATCGTAGTGGTGGAAATCGTCATCGCGCATGCCCGGCAGATCGAACGCCGACACGATCTGCTCGCTCGGCCGGACATAGACGGCGTGACCGATCTCAGCCAGATAGCCGACGCACCCTGCAACCGCGTCCGCAGTGTCCTTGGAGCCACCGACCGGGTGGTCGGGGGCCTTGCCGGGGATGTCCTGCAGGCGGTTCATCTCGTGGATCAACGGCAGGTAGTCCGGCAGCAGGATCCGCTGCTCGTTGATCGCTTCTTTGAGTTCCTGGTGCGGCCCCACTGTGCGATCGACCGAGAAGGGCTTGCCGAATCCATACAGGCGCCCTAGCTCGTCCATGCGGACCCCGGCCGTCACCAGACCCGCCTGGGTGAGCTCCTGGATCGCCCCGGCCGACTGGAACCCGTCATAGGAAAACGACGTGATGTTGATGCCACGTATACCGCGCAGCTGGAGGATGAACTTGGAGATGGAGCTCAGCGTGATCTCGCCGTACTCGGGGGCGATGATCTGGAACACCAGCGGGACGATGTAGCGATTCACGCGCCGCGCCTCGTCGCCGTAGATGATGTCGACCTGGTCCAGGATGCGGCCCACCGCGAGACCCGACGCATCGCCCTTGCGGCCCCGGCCGAGCCCGGGGTCGACATGGACGTGCCATGCGTGGGTGCGCCAGTCCTGGCGCAGGTTGAAGCTCTCGTCGTCGATGGCGTACAGCAATGAATCGTCGACCGGATGGGCGACGGCCGCCATCCACTCTTCGCCGTTGTTGTTGAACCGGCGCACCGCCGCGATACCGCCGCACATGTTCGGCAGCACGCATACCGCGCGCAGCTTTTCCGGCTCGGTCAGCCACAGCGAGCGGCCACGCTGAGGGAGTGCCCCGTACTTGATGAGCGCGTCCATCGGATCGCGCACGAACTCGGCACGGTATTCGAATGGGATGGCGACGACGTCGCGGCCGTTGATCTTCTGCGACATATGCAAAGCATAGTCGCACGAGGGCCACGGGTGCTAGACGCCCTCGTCCTCGGCAGGCGTATACGTGATCGACTCGCCGGTGTGCGGGTCCTCCAGGTAGCCAGGCGAGATGTAGACGAGCGGCTCCGATGTCAGCACCCGCATCCGGTCCGGATCGCGGTCGAGCAAAAACACCTGGGCGCCGGGCTTGAGCTCCCCTTTCGCGTTCCAGGTGGTCGTGCGCCTGACGAGCATAGTGTGATCCCACGACTCGCCCTGACGGGCCAGCGCCTCGACGTACGCCGTGTCCGTGCCGGGAGACGTCAGGATCATCCCCGCCCCGAGGCTCCCGAACCGGGAACGGCGCCGCTGGTTCAAGGCGTTGAACATCTCTGCGACGTAGTCGGCACGCTCGGTGACCTGGCCGAGGGCGGCCTCGTCGACGACGAACATAAACACGTTCCAGCCCAGTGCCGAGCGCCAGCTGGATGACCCGGGCGACAGCCGGATGCGGTTGGGGAACAAAAGCTCAGAGTGTTTGCGGTCGTAGAACTTGAAGCGCTCAAGAAAGTACGGCGACTCGGTGATGCGCGTGAACGCCTCGCGGTAGACGATTTTCGACGACTGGTCGGCACCGGCCGCCGATGCAGTCATGAACACGATCTCCGAGTCGGCCGACAGCGACACCCCCGGGAAGCGGCTCATCCACTTCATCGGGGACCTCATGATCGACACCAGGTAGATGCCGTAAGCAAGGCTCAAGGACGCCAGAAACGACTTGCCCGACCCGATTCCGCCAACGTAGTTCAGGACCTGGTACTGGGAGTCGATGGCCCAGAACTCGTCGAGGATGTCCTTGATGCGCGGGCGCACGTTGATACCGGCACCGACGTAGTACGGGTCGGTGACGAAGTAGTCCACCGGTACCGGCCACTCGACCAGGTTCTCGTCGCCCGTCAGCTCTGCCCACATCAGCGATCGGTCGCGGGGCGAAAGCTTCAGGATGCGGCACAGCTCCAGAAAGTGAGCCCATTGCTCGCGGTAGTGCTCTGGATGCAGGCCTGCGACGTTCACGTCAAGAAAGCCCCCAGACGCACGACGGGCGCCCCGAGGGACGCCCGTGTAAGTTGGCTATCAGGCTGCGGCCTGGGTAGTACGAGTACGGCGAGGACGACGACGACGCCTCGCGCGACGCTGGGCACGCGTCGCCAGCTCCTGGATGAAAGACCGAAGCTCCTCGGGCATGTTCTGCATGGTCACGTTCATCCGCGCACCGCGACCCATAGCCGCGTAGCGCAGGCCCCGTGCGCGCGAGCCGATGGCCGTGGGTCGGCCGAGAAGCCGGGCAGCCTCCTCAGGGTTCACAGCCCGGGCTGCACGCAGAAGCTCGCCCCTGGTGACGTCGCGCAACCCAACGCCGATGGTGCCGCCCTGTTGCCGAATCGCCGCACGCAGGGCGCGCCGATACAGCCGCTGCACGTCAGTGAGTTTCTCCTTGGGCATCCGAGAATCACCTCTTTCAAGGTCGATAGCGACGCCCGGCTGCGGCGTCATCTGAAACCCAGATTACAAGCGATCCCGAAAAGTGGACAAGCCGAAAACGTGGGGAGGATTCAAATACTTTGGTCGCCCGCCAGCGCAGGAAGCAGCTTCTTGGACCACGCACGCCAGCGCTCCAGCCCCATGCAGAAGATTTCCGCACTGGACGCCTTCTGGCGCGACATCCGCTGTCCGCCGGGCAGTTCCCAGTACTTGGAACGCATGTAGGCGTCGAGATTCGACAGGTAGATGTCACCGTTGCGCCTGTAGGCGGCGATAGCAGGAAGAGCCCTTTCGACACTTGAGATGCCCGACAGCACAAACATCATCCCTTCTGGGAGACTGCGAGCGTTCTTTACGACCCTTCCGATCTGATGCGAGCTGCGCATCGTCTGGAACGACTCGTGCAGCGCCCCAATCCCGTTGCGCACCAGGAAGTCCTGTTGGTATTTGATGAGATACCAGGGCAGCAACGAGTCGTACTCGAACGCCACCGACACTCCCCGCTCGGTCATCTCCCGGTAACAGATGAACATGCGCTTGAGCGACTGGAACGCCAGCGCTCTCGGCATGTTCCCCCAGGGAGAGAAGTTGACCATCATCACCATGTCGAATCGCTGGCGTGCGATCCAGTCGAAGAACCGCAGCCGGTCGCCCTCCCAGATGTCTTCCAGGATCTTGTCCTTGATGCGGAAGTTCAGGGCGAAGAAGTGGTCATCCTCGATGCCGAACGCCTCCCGCACGTCGCGGGGCCCCTTCGGGAACATGCCCTTGGCCGCGGCCATCCAGGAGCGGTGGCCGGTGCGCTCGGTCGCCAGGCGCACGAAGGTCTTGTTGCGCTCGACACCCGCGATGAAGCGGTCATAGGGGCGCTTGACCGGGGGTATCCACGCGATGTCGGCGTTGTCGTAGTCCAGGCCCCCGAGTTCGTCCTCGATGACCGTGTTGACGAACGGGTGCTTCTGCCCGCAGACGGCCGGGATACCCTCAATGACCGCAGTGGGGTCTTTGGTGCCCCTGGAGCGATATTCGACGTGGCAGAAGTGGCAATCGAAGCTGCATCTACGCCGGGCGCACGGGATCGACCGATCCGTCGCGCAACCTGCGCACCACGCGCGCAGCCCGTCGGGACGACGGATCCTCCCGTCGGACCGGATCATCTCCTCGGAGCCGTAGAGCTTGCAGACGGCCGTGTTGCACGGAAGTACGCAGCGCCCCCGGGCGATCTGCTCGCGCTCTTCGGCAGTGGTGTCGCCGTAGTGGCGCTCCCATGTCGAGGGGTCCGACTGCGCTAGCGGCACTACTTGGTTCTCCGCGGGCGGGGAAACGGCGGGAACAGGCCGTTGCCCATGATGTACTCCGGGCTGAACGGGTGGGCGGAGTGGTATTCGCTGGGGTCGAGCACATCGGTTGCATCTGCCGCAAGCTCGGTAAAGGCGCGTAGCCGTCGCGCGCCCATCCTGCGGTCGATCTCCCGCTCGTAAGGGAAGTACGTCTTGAACCGCTCCAGGTAGACCTTGTTTTCTCCCTCGGAGAGCTCCGCAGCGGTCTTTTTCACCATCTCAAGCTCGTTCGGCGAGCCTTCGTGTTCGATCAGCTCATCGAAGAGGGCCGTCGAGATCGACAAAAAGACGGCGTGTATCATGGCGTGCTGCCAGTTGGACTGCATCTTTTCGAAGTCTTCCAATGAGCGCCCGGTGTGCCAGACCCATATCGCGGGGGTCGCAACCTTCATCGACCACCAGATGCCGATGCGCGAGTGGGCGCCGGGGCAGTGGCCAAGCTCGTCAGGAAACTCTGCGGCGAGATCATCGAGCTTGTCGATCCACTCAGGCGTGGCGTGCAGGCCGTTGGTCTCGATCTGGAAGATCGGCAGACTGGGGAGGTCGGCATCCAAGACCCGCTCTGCGACCGCGAGCAGGTGCTCCGGGTACAAAAACGGCTCGCCGTTGGAGATGCGGACGATCTTGTGCCCGGTGCGACGGACGACTTGGATCAGCTTGTCGGCGGCCTCGTCGGCGTGCATCCACTTCATCGAGTCCTTGCCCGCCAGCCCGTAGGTTGACCAGCACTGGTTGCAGGCGAACCCGCAGCCGATGACGTCCGCCGACACTGAACCGCCCAGGTCGGGGTACATCTCCGAACGGCTGCGGATGCGCCGGTACGGCGCCACCAGCGGATCGCGCTTGGTCGATGCGATGACTTCTTCGGTGTCCACAAGATCCGTTGCGTCGACGTGATCGGACACCAGCTCCCGGATGTGGGCTTCGTTCGGGAGGTGACGATCGTCGGTCACTAGTGCCTCGCTAGTTTCGTCATCAAAGGTTGAGCCCAGCAGGGAGGGGGCACCACTCCCCTCCCCGCCGGGTCATCGCAAGTCACCCGCGGGGGTAAGGGGGGAACCCCCCGGGGTCTGACCTGCGCTTTCTGCCAGATGCTCGCGCATCGCACTAAGCATAGCACCTACCCATGCTCAGTTGACGCGCGCCGCCTCCGGCGATCTTGGACATTTGAATCTCGTTCAGCGACGCCACCGGGGCGCCCAGGACGACGTTGACCAGGGGACGATACATGCGGCCGGTATCGAGATTGGCGATCACCAGTGGTAGCCAGCGGCGGTGCACCGACGCCGCCCCGTGCTCGACGAGCGTGGTCAGGCTTATATCGGAGATGACAGCGCACGCGCCGGACGGCGAGGAGAGCACCATCGCCCACATGGGCGGTGGGTCGTCGCTTGGGTTCGGCTTGACCCCGAAGTGGACGCATAGATCGCGCAGGCGATCACGTCTGCTCATCGTCATCGGTTCCCCCTTTCCTTTTTGACATCCTCCCCACGGCTAAGGCCCGGGGATTCCCGCCTCGGCCTGCACCCTTTCCTCGAAAAGGAGAAGGATGTCTTACGGCGTCAGCAGCGGCAGGGTTGAGACCAGCCCTGGCCAGAATCGCTCTGGCAGCGTTTCTGTCGCGGTCGCTCACCAGCCCGCAGGCATGGCAGACGAACTCGCGCTTTGCCAGTTCCAACCGCTGCTTGGCTCTCGCTCCACAGTTGGAACAGGTCATAGTCGTGTAGGCGGGCGGCACCAGCACCACCTTCCGGCCCGCCCGCTCGGCGTGTTCGATGAGGATGCGTTTCGCGACCCCGATGGCGGCGTCCTGAGCCTTGCGGGCCATCCTGGTCTTGGCGAGGAACGACGGCTTGAAGTCCTCGACGGCGAGCGCCCCGTGGTCGCGCACGACGGACACAGCCCACTTGCGGGCGGTGTCCTGTCGCTGTCGGACGACTTTCTTGGCAACTTTGGCCGCGTCCTGTTTCGCCTTGCGGTAGCCGACGGACCCCGCCTTGCCCCGCTCTGGCTTACGGCGAGCCATCCGTCGCTGGTACTTGGCGAGCGCCTTCGCCGCTTTGCGGGCGTACTGCGGATGCGGAAGGTCGTAGGCGGGGTCGGTGGTGGTGGCGATTGTCTTGACGCCCCAGTCGATGCCGATGGCGGCATCCGAATCGGCCATCGGTTCGTCGTTCCGACGGACGACGAAACTGGCGTACCAATGGCCGAGAGAGTCACGGTACACCCGCACACTGGTCGGTTCGGACGGCAGGTCGCGGGACCACACGACAGGGATGCTCAGCCCACCGGCCAGACGCAGACGCCCATCCTTGAGCGAGAAGCCGCAGCGCGTGTAGTTGAGACTTGGCATGGTCCTGCGGGAGGACTTGAACTTGCGCCGCCCCTTGCCTTCGGCTCGCTTGGCGCGGAAGTTCCTCAACTCCTGCTGTTGCACGACGCTGCTACCGGCGCGGAGCCATTCGTGCTCGCGCCGCCATGCGGTCAGGTCACTGTCGCGGACCCATGTGCCCGTGGTCCGGAGCATGGCGACGGACTGGTTCCACAGCCAGCGGGTGCGGTGCCATTCGGAGATGAGCGCTCGCTCCGCCTTCGCACCGGGGCGCAGACGGTACTGGTAGCGCAAGACCGTCCCCACGTATTGGATCATACCAGCGACGCGTGTAGCCCCGATTCCTTCCCATGCCTGAAGGCAGGGGCTTCCTCGGGGGTCATCTGGTAAAGCAAGTGGGGGCCGAGGGAGTCGAACCCTCATGCCTTGCGGCGCCGGATTTTGAGTCCGGTGCGTATGCCAGTTCCGCCAGACCCCCGGTGGCCCTTACAGGGCCAGTTGGTCGTTCAAGTAGACGCGTAGCTCTGTTAGCCTGCCATCCGAGTAGCCGAGCGCCAGGTCGTAGATCTCGGCGCCCACACCGGCTTCGTCCACCGTGATCGCCCCGTAGACGTGGCCGTTGTCATCGGCGCGGTAGGCGACCTCGACATCGTCCCAACCCCAGGTCTTGAGATTGGCGACGACCTCCCCGTTGGACGCGATGCCGTTGAGAAGCTCGTCGCCCCGGTTGATCCCGATGGTGCGGACCAACTCGATGAGTTTGACGATCACATTCATCGCGGTTCCCCCTGTGGAGGGGGCTTGAGCCTCCATGCCCAAGCCCCCTCCAGCTCAGATGTCCTATGCCGTGGATTCTGCCAGTGCCGTGCGCATCGCTTTGACGAAGCGACCATCGGAGGCGACGGACCGAGACCACTCTTTCAGAGTGGCGGTGCCATCGTCCTCACGGGACATCATCGCAGTGATCCCACGCACTTCGTCGCGGCTGGCCATCGTGATGCAGACCGCCTCGTCCTTCCAGGGCGAGTCACCGATGCTGCCGTACTGCTCGACGATGACCTGCCCGATGTCCTGTTCCGGGACACCGGGGTATGCCGCTCGCACCTGGTCGTTGATCTGGACGAACCAGGACGACACGACCATGCCAAGGGCGATGGCCTTCGTGCCGTTGGCGAACTGCGGGATCAAGACGCGGCACAGGATCTCTTTGCCTTCCTGGCTGTTCATGAACTCCTGCGGGATCGGGAAAACGATGATCTTCATGTTCGAAGACACGACGAACAGCACCGGGGCGATGTCATCGTCCCAGTCGGTGAACTGGCCGACGTTTTCCTCGACGCCCTTTTGGATGACCTTTTCCAGGTCGTCTAGCACGCTGGCCATGGCCTAGAGCCTCTGGAGAAGCGTCTCGCCGTACTCGTCGACCGAGGCGAGGAACCGCTTTTCGCCGCCGACGATCGCAATGACGATCCAGGCCAGCCACCAAACTCCGAACGTGATCAGGCCGATCACAAAGTGGAGCAGGTGGTTGACCCTGTGACCCTTCACCAGCACCGCGTCGTAGTCGTTCTGCGACTCGATGCGGGCTCCTTGGACGACCTGGGTTCTGATGACCCTGGAGAGCGCTTCCTTGCGCTGCCAAGCCGTAGCCTGCGGCCTTGGCGTGTCTGTGCTCATGGGTGGTTCCCCCTTTATCGGTGTTCTCCAATGGCCTGGCATCCCCCGGCAGAAAGCCGGGTTATCGGTTCACGGTTCAACGGCCCGGCCAACGCCAAGCCTCCCCGCGCAGTCACGGCGTGCCCCGCCGCCATGCGAGAGCATAGCTAGTGCAGTGTAGTCCTAGTCCTCGTTCGCCTCCTCGGGAACGACGATCAATCGCGTTTCGTCTCTGCCGTGAGACTCATCAGGCGGGCGGCATCAGCCCGCGACGCCGGGGGCACCGAAGTGCCCCCCGCCTTTTACCGGATGCCACTGACCACCCAGTCAAGCATGGCTTGGACCTGATAGTCCGGGACCAGGACCGACGCGGGCGCCGCCGACGGATTGCCGGGATCGTGGATCGTGACCAGAAGGACACGGCCCGGGTTGTCGCGGATCCACGCAAAGACCTCGGGATACTCCTTCTCCATGCTTTCTGGTGGCTGCACACTATCCGGAGCCGACAAGTCGATCTGAGTGATCTGAAGGCACTCAGACCCAAGCAGGTCTGAGATGACCGCCACCCGGGAGTCGTCATTGACTCCTTTCGACTCCCACAGCGTGGTGAGAACCAGACCGTTCTGACCAGACGATGCGCGCTTTTCGCGCCGAGGACCGATTCGGAATCCCATGGATCAATCCTTTCATCCGGCCATGATCCAGCCGATCAGGTCCCCGAGCTTTCCGGTGACGGCATCTGCGTCCAGGAACTTGGCGGTGGAGTCCTCCAGGCGCTCGCCCTTGTGGACCCACAGGGCCGCCTCAAGCAGTTGCTTGATGTCCAGGCAGCAGACAACTTGCGTCCCGTCTCCGGCCTCGACCACCAGCATCGCCGTCCGGTTGGGGTTGGCCTTCACCCAATCGATCAGATCGGGGTGGTCGCTGATGATCTCCCGCGGAACCTGCTCGTCGTCGTCGATGCGCAGGCTGAACAGCCCCCACGAGAAGTCTCCCGTGACCTCAAGGCCGTGGGCCATGCGATCGTCGTCCGAGACCTGGGCCAGCAGCAGCGGTTTCGGTTCGTAGCTCATTGGTTCCCCCTTTCATCGGTGCGTGCACGAAATGGCGTTTCGGCCCTCGATTAGGCCATCATTCAGGCCGGGGAGATACCCCGACGACGCCCCCGGGCGCCGGAGCGCCCGGGTTCGTGCAGTGTAGTCCTAGTCCTCGTTCGCCTCGTCGGGAACGACGATCGAGCCGAACACGGTGTCGAAGCGGTCGCGCACCTGCGCGCCCTGAACCTGCGACTTGACCTGCCGGGTGACCAGCTCGCGCATGGCCAGGTCGATCGTCGGCAGACGCTCGCCCTCGCCAGCGTTCAGCATCAGCTGAAGCTGGCCGCGCAGGCCGTTGGCCGCGTTGACGAAGTCCTGCGTCGTCAGCACGTCCGGGCGCCCGCCCGTCCGGGTGACCGCGTAGCGGACGGCCCGGTCGATCGCCTCCTTGCAGAAGGCGGGCGTGTAGCCTGACATGGCCGAGTAAATCGCCTCGAAGTCGAGCTTTGGGGCGAGCATGTCGGCCGGTATGACCGAGCGGATCAGGTCGCAGACCCCGTCCAGGTCGAGCGCGCCGAAGTGGATGGCGGCGTCCAGACGTCCCGGACGCATCATCCCCTTGTGGATGCGGTCGGCGTGGTTGGTGGTCATGACGATCATCAGCTCGGTGCCCTTCGCGGTGATCCCGTCGAAGATGTCGAGCAGGCGGGTGACGTTGTCGGACTCCCCGTTCTGGGCGATCGTATCGACGTCCTCGAAGAACACGACGGCGGGCTGGTAGAGCCGGGCCGTCGACACCACCGTGTCCAGGTCGTCCTTGCCCGGACGGCAGTAGATAAAGGTCCAGCCCTCCTCGACCGCAACTTGCGCGGTCAGGAAGGCCGCTAGCGTCTTGCCGGTGCCGAAGTCGCCCTCCAGCAGGACGGCGCGCTTCAGCGGGACCTTCAGCTCGCGCAAGATGTCCGCGTGGCGCAGCGGGGTCCACACGTTGGCGGCCAGCTGCTCACGGACGTCTTGCGAGTAGATGACCCGGTCGGGGTCGACCCCGGTGAGGTCGATGAACTCCGGCTCGGTCTGCCCGTCGATGGCCGCGCCCTTGTAGATCGAGTTGGAGGCCAGCTCCTGCTCGACCAACTTGAACAGGCCCTCGACGTGGCCGCGGAACTTGCGCGGCGCGTCGATCACCAGCCGGAACAAGGGGCCGTAGACGTAGTCGTACTTCTCGGTCGTGTGCATCACGCCCTCGAAGATCGGCACCTTGATCTTGCCCCACGGAACCTGCTCGGTGGCGTCCACGCCGACCGAGATGGTCCGCAGCTCCGGCGGGTACTGCCCGAAGAACGAGGACTGCGCCTTCTGGTGCCCGGTCGTGCCGAAGACCCGCTTGAGGGCCTTCGACAGCGCTCGCGCGCCGTCCAGCGGCCGGTATCGGAAGATCCGGCTGAACCGGGTCTCCTCCTCCTGCTGCTCGATGTGCGACTCCAGGAAGTTGATGACCCCGCGAAGGTCGCCCCGCATCGTCTCGGGGAAGATGTACTTCTGCCCCTCGAAGTGCAGGTTGTCCTCGGTCACCAGCTGTCCGCCGAGCTTAGCAAGCGTGTCCAGCAGGTCACGCTCGATGCGCTTGGTGGACGTCGGCGTCCTGACGGTTTTCTTCGAGGACGCCGAGACGTCCTCCTCCGCGGTGGTGATCGTGTCGTCAGACATAGATTGTTCCCCCCTTTAGGGTGTCGTGTTTGCCCAGCCTGATGGCTGGTGAGAACCCCTGCCTTTCGCAGGAGCTCTCATCAACCACCGTCAGGGCATGGGGGTGGCTCAAGACCACCCCCATACACCCGATACAGCCCTAGCTGCTAAGCAGCGCTAGGGCGGCATCGACCAGCGCGATAGCCTGGTTCTCGCCGGTCAGGACATCGTCGTTGTACGCTTCCACCAGACCGCGGCCATCGCCATCGGCACGGACGAAGCCGGTGTCGATGATGGCTTGGCACAGAGCGCGCTCGGCCTCCTTCACCGGGTCTGGCGTGGAGTCGTCGTCCATGTACGTCGCATTCGACGTATCGACTCCGGTCACCAGGCCGAGCATGCCCTCAAGGCATGCTGCGCAAAAGACATCGCCCGAGTCGGGCGTGACCTCCATCGGGTTGCGGACCGCGAACTCATGGTCCTCCCCCTCGAAGGAGCGCACGATCAGGTAATCGTTCCTGGTCCAGGCGATCTGACTGGATTCGTACAGCTCACGAATGCGCTGGAGAATCTCCGGCGCAGATGCGTGTCGCACGCACCCGACGATGTCGGTCGTGACGGTCATATGTGGTTCCCCCTTGTGTGGGTTTTCGATGTCCAGCCCTTCGTTATGGGCTGGGCGGCCTAAGCCACTTTGGGCTACCGCTTCCCGGACGTCGGTGACGTCCGGGATTCATGCCTGCCCAGGGCAATCGTCAGGCGGCTTACCGCTGATGACGACTGACCAGATGCGCGACCGTCGCGCGCATGCCGTCCTCAGCGTTCGACACCTCACCGTCGGTAGCGGCGTCAACCACAGCGGCCTTGCCCGAGAGCACTGCCTCCATGTCGGTGTCGATGGAGTCCTGGCACAGCAGCCAGTAGACGTTCACCATCTCGGCCGTTTGACCGATCCGGTGAACCCGGTCCTCGGCCTGTCGCATGTCCTTGGGCGTCCAGCCCAGTTCCAGAAACGCGACGTGCGACGCCGCGTGCAGGGTGAACCCTGCCTGCCCGGCCATGAGGCTGACGACGATCAGCCGCGTGTCCGGGTCGTTCTGGAACCGCTGCACGGACGCATCGTTGGCGTCGTTAGCGCCTCCGATGACCCGCACCGCGCCCGGGAAGGCCTTGTAGAGCGCCTCCTGGGCCTCGCGGTGGTGGGCGAACAGCACCAGCTTTTCATCGCTGGACTCCAGGAACTCCTTCGTCCACTCGATGGCGTCGCGCACCTTGCCTTTCGCCGCCAGGCGACGAAGGGCGGTGAGCCGCGCCAGTGCTTCCGCTTGCAGCACCCTGCCGGGGTCGTAGCCGTTGGCAAGCAGCCACGCCACGAAGTCACGTTCGGCAAGCTCGTATTCGGCCCGATTCGTCAGGTCGACGTCGATGACCGAACGTAGCTTGGGCGGCAGGTCAGGCATGACCTGAGCCTTCGTGCGCCGCACGTAGCAGGATGACCGGAGCCGCTGATTGAGCTCCTCAAGGTTCGCGGCACCGCCGTATGTCGTGCCCCACTTGCTGTAGATGGGCTCGCAATAGCGGTTCTTGAACTGCCTGGGGCCACCGAACTCGGCGATCCGCCCCATCATCTTGAGAAGCGGGACAAGCTCCACCGGCCGGTTGACGACCGGGGTGCCCGTCAAAAGCAGGACGTTTTCGACCTGCTTGGAGAGCCACAAAAGCGCACGGGTGCGCTTTGCGTTCTCATTTTTGGCGTAGTGGGCCTCGTCCACGACGAGCATCTTGGGCTGGATCTTCGCAAGCGCTTCGATCCAGCCTGCGGGCTCGCGCGTCCGGGAGCCGGGCACGGCGTGGAGGTCTCCGAGGATGTCGTAGTTGACGATGACGACGTCCGCGTCAGCCACCAAGCCGTAGTCCGGCTTTTTGCCCGCCAGAACGGCGATGTTCAGGCCGGGCATCCACTTGTTGATCTCGCGCTCCCAGTTCCGCTTCAGAGCGGCCGGGCACACGATGACCAACGGCGCGGCATCCAGATACCACGCCACGCCGAGAGCCTGGAGGGTTTTCCCCAGGCCCATCTCATCGGCGATGAGCACGCCGCCAGAGGCAAGCCTCTTGATGGCGTACGCGACCCCTGCCCGCTGAAAGCCGAACAGGGACTCGCCCTCGGGGCCGAAGCCGTCGAGGTCAACGACCGCATCAGTGGCCATGGATTCCTCGATCGAGGTCTCCCGGTCCGCCTGCTGATCGACGAACGAAATCGCCTCATTAGAGACGTCCCATCCGTGACGCAGGGCGTATGCGACAAGCTCCGGACCGTTCAGGGTGCTGACTTCCCAGATCCGGTTCACCTTGTTCCAGCGCCGCCCCTGCAGATTCCGAAGGAACGTAAGGTTCACTTCGAAGTCGGGGTGGCCCGGGGTCAGGTACACTGCGAAGGTCTTGCCGTCGCTGTCCAGATCAACCGCCGCAGGAACGATCTCATGCGGCGGCGGGGCCGACGCAATGTACTCGTCGGCCTTGTCGGTCAGCTTGAACGAGTGCTTCTTGGCGAACTCCGCGACTGCCGAAGCAGAACTCAGCGGAACGCGGTTGAAGCGCCCGTCCCAATGGCGACCTGGCAACGTCCGGACATCGGTAACGAGATCGGCGTCGTAGCGGAATGCGATGACGAACTCATCGCCTTCCACGTCGATCAGCTTGGACGACTGCAGAGCTTTTTCCCGAAGCACCTTGCGTCCCGTTGCCTGCATGCGCTCGCGCCCGTAGTAGGTGCTCGCGACCTGGCCCGGGGGCTCGATGGCATCAAGATTGATCCCGGCGTCGGACAGCTGACGACGGTAGTGGCGAAGCATGGAATATGCCTCCCACGTCTCCTCGTCCGACCACGTGCCCGGGTCGGACGCTGCCAGACCGTGGCCGAACGAGGCGTCGGGCTTGGAGTACCCTTGCCCGTCCTCGGATTCGGCCCAGTCGCACCGTGACGCCAGGTAACTGGCGGCCCGATGCAGAACGGTCCTTGTATCCGTCATGGTCCCCCCTTGTTGTGGTGTACGGTAGGCGAGCTACCGCGACCTCCCTTTGCAGGGAGGTTTCGGCCTTGCTCAAGGGCCATCGTCAGGCGGCATGTAGCTTGATTCCACTTCAAGAATCGTCGCCTTTCCTGAGGACGAGCCGCTGCCCCCGGCCGAGGCCGAGGGAGCATTCGAAGTAGTCGAAGCACGCTTTGCACAGATACCCCCAGGAACCGCCAGTGGCGGGAATGCGGGCATCTGCGTATGCCTCGCCGTGGGCGGCGTCGATGTCGCAGAACGGGATCCTCTCGACGAGGATCGTGTTCGTGGACTTGCCAGGCTCCGACATGATTCCCCCTTTGGTGCGTTCTCCCGCCTCCGTGCGACTCGTCAGGCCCCGTCCTGGGGCGACGCCCCCCTAGGGGGGCGTTTCGTTCTTGTGTCTAGTAGTCCGCAGGCAGCATGGCCGTGTAGAAACCGGCCTCGTTCTGGACGAACCACACCCGCTCCGACCGGTCGGGCAGCCAGGACGTCAGCAGATAGCCGTCTTGCTTGTCCTCGGTCATCACCGCCTTATCGGCGGTGACTCTCAAGACGAGCGACGCAAGCGCACGGCGCACCTGCTCCGGCATGTCCACGCCGACCGTTTTGTCGATGCACTTATCGATCTTGCCCATCAGGTGGGACGTCGCCCTGGTGACGACGCTCCGCGCCACCGGCCACGGAGCGTTTCGCAGGAACACGCCCCAATCGGTGCAGTTGATGAGCACGCCCTCGTCAAGGGCTACCTCGTCCGAGTAGAACGAATAGATGACGGGTATGTCATCGAACGGGTCGTCGGACATTGTTTGTCCCCCCTTTTTGGTTGTGTGCGTTCCCATAATGCAGTAGCGCGAGCTACCGCGACCCCCCGCCAGGGGGGGTTTCGGCCTTGCTCAAGGGCCATCGTCAGGCGGCGTCGCTAAGACTCGTCCGATTGCCAGTACTCCCCGGAGTTGTGCTGGAAGACCCCCTCGGAGGTGTCAGGCACATACTCGCTCGGGTCCATCACCACGCGGGCCAGGACCTTGAAATCGCCGGAGATGTACCCGCGCTCCCGGGCCTTGCGAAGGCCCTTGAGCAGGTGCTCCACGGCGGCCTTGCCGTAGCCGTTGTGGACGTCGAAACCGTCGGCGTAGTCGCCGACGCGCTCGATGGTGACCGAGTAGCTGTACACGGTGTCGTCGCTCACCCTTGGTCCCCCCTTGTGTGGTTTTTCGCTTTTCGCCTCCGTGCGACTCGTCAGGCCCCGTCCTGGGGCGACGCCCCCCCTAGGGAGGCGTTTCGTTTCGCGGGCTACATCTTCATCCACCGGTAGCTGTCCTCGAACTGGCCCATCGCGGGCTCCAGGTAGTCGTCCGGGTCGGTGTACACCGCGCGGGACCGGACCCGGATGTCGCCAACGATGTAGCCACGGTCGCGGGCCTCTTGGAACTCCCGGAGGAGCTGCTCGGCCGCGCCCTTGGCAGTGCCGTCGTGGTGCTCGCGACCGTCCTGATCATCGCCGACCCGCACGACGTGCAGCAGGTAGCGGTAGACAGTGTCGTCGCTCACGTTGGTTCCCCCTTCGTAGTGATGATGCAGTAGCGCGAGCTACCGCGACCCCCCGCCAGGGGGGGTTTCGGCCTTGCTCAAGGGCCATCGTCAGGCGGCTTTTAGCGTCCGGAGCGCGCTCGGCGCCGATCCTCGTACTCGTCCACGGGGTGGCGAACGATGCGGCGCTCGTCGTCCAGGTCGTAGAGGCTGACCGGCGAGCACGCCGGGTGCCAGGTCTCGCCACCGCCGTAGGCGATGGTGTGGCCACTGGCGAACTGCTTACCGCAGGAGCGGCAGTGGCCGGGGTACCTCGCCGTTATCAGCTTGACCGGGCGGACCACGTTCTGGTCGGCCTCGCCAGCGGCGCGCACGAGCTCGCGCATCGCGGCCTCCAGGGCGGCGATGTGGCGCTTGTGCGAGGCAATCTCCTCAGCCTGACGCTCAATGACGTCGGCCATGTTGAAGATCACGTCGTCGAGCGACCTTACCTTCGCATCGACGTTGGCGAGCGCGCAGTCGACGGTGTCGAGCTTCTCAGCGAGCGACGCGACCGTCGGACGCACAACAGTAGTACCCATGGTTCCCCCTTGTGTGTTCCCGCTTCCCGCCTCCGTGCGACTCGTCAGGCCCCATCCTGGGGCGACGCCCCCAATAGAGGGGCGTTTCGTTCGCGGGCTAGACGATTTTGGCGTCGTCCGGCGTGCGGCGGCGAACCCAGACGTCGAACTGCTCGACTCCTGAGCAGTTACGGGCCTTCAGGCTGAAGCCGCTAGATGTGCCATCGCCGTAGTGAATCTTCGATAGCACGCGGCCGTCGGAGCACAGGACATAGGTCGTACTGACCCCGGATCCGTACTCGACCCGCCTACGGGCGACCTCAGTCGCGCCGCGAGCACTGATCTTCGCCATCGTTCCCCCCTTGTAGTGCGTTCCCCATCATCGCCTTCCGTGCGACTCATCAGGCCCCAATCCATAGGGCGACGCTCCCCTGACGGGGAGCGTTTCGTTTAGGGACTACTGACGCCGGAGCGTCTTGCGCGGCCCGCGCTTGGTCTGGACGACCTCGGGCTCGGCCTCGGCCTTCGCCTCCGGCTCGGCCTTCGCCTCCGGCTCGGTCCGGGCCCCGACGGGCTTGTTCTTGCCGTTGACCCCGACGGACACCTTGAGAGTGCCGGTGGGGTTCTCCGTCGCCGGAGCCTCGCTGACGGCCTCGGCCTTGTCCGCCGCGTGCTTCTCAGCGAACCCATCGATGACCTTCTGCAGGGCGGACTTCTCCTTGTCCAGCTCGCGAAGCTGGGACTGGTAGTCGTTCGCCTGCTGCTCGGTCTTCATGTGCTCGATGAGCGTTGACATCGCCGAGAACACGAAGATCACGTCGGACGACAGGCCGGGCATGACCCGCTCGACCGCCTGCGCGACGGCGTTGCGGAAGGGGTCGGTGACCTTCCGACGGCCGACCATGACGTCGACCTCGTACATGGCGTAGGCCATCACCATCATCCCGAACGCGAAGGCGTCGCGCGCCTTCGAGACGTGGGCGATCTTCTCCGACGCCGTCATCCGCGTCGGCCGCTGGAAGGCGCTCCCGCCGACGTGCTGGGTCAGGATCTCGACCGCCGCCTTGAACTGGGTCGTGAGAATCTCCCGGTCCAGCTTCGGCATGTCGAGGATCGACCCGTCTTTGAACGGGTTCGCGGCCTCCTCGGCGATCGTCGCCACCACGTCGAGGAACTCGGCGAACTGGGCCGAGTTTTCGGTCGTGGTGTGCTCCGCGCCGCCGAAGACGTGCTCAATCACGTCGTCCTTGGTCATCTTGCCGATCGCGTCGAGAAGGTCGCCCTCCTCGGTGGGGATCAGGTCGACCTTGCCGGGACGCTTGTAGGACGTGCTCATGGGGTTCCCCCTTTTGGGTGTGTGTTTTGCCTCCGTGCGACTCGTCAGGCCCCGTCATAGGGCAACACCCCCCCGGCGGGGGGGTGTTTCGTTTGTGGACCGCCCCGAAGGACGTCCACACACACACACACACATAAAGGGTAGGGAACCGATATTTATCGCCTCACTGCACCCAATCCCGTCCGGGGACGGGCAGCGTGGCACGGACAGGGTCCAGTATGTACGCTGGAACCGAGTGTCGCCAGGGCAGGGGGTCCACAGGACTAACGCACGCGCACGCGTGCGTGACCCTGCATGCTGAGCCCCTCGCGAACGCGCGTCGCACGCGACGCGCGCGCCAACTTCGAGCCCTCCCTGACCTGCGACCGCCGCGCATAAGCACTCCGTGCGACGCGAGTCCAACTCGCCGCCCGCGCGACCCCGACGTTCGTGCCCGCGCGACCGCCGCAGCAACCGCGCGTCCGAAATGACACTTCCATGCTAGCACCCCCCATCATGCAATGTCAAGCCCCCCCCCCGCCAGCCAGCCAGCCAGCCAGCCAGCCAGCCAGCCGCCAGCCAGCGAGCGAGCCAGCCAGCCGCCAGCCAGCCAGCCGCCAGCCAGCCAGCCGCCAGCCAGCGAGCGAGCCAGCCAGCCGCCAGCCAGCCAGCGAGCGAGCCAGCCAGCCAGCCAGCCGCCAGCCCGCCAGCGAGCCCGCCAGCCAGCCAGCCAGCCGCCAGCCCGCCAGCGAGCCCGCCAGCCAGCGCCAGCGAGCCCGCCAGCCAGCCAGCCAGCGAGCCCGCCAGCCAGCCAGCCAGCGAGCCCGCCAGCGAGCCCGCCAGCCAGCCAGCCGCCAGCCAGCCAGCGAGCGAGCCAAGCCGCCAGCCAGCCAGCCAAGCCAGCCGCCAGCCAGCCAGCCAAGCGAGCGAGCCCCCCCCGCTTGCCGCCTGAGTGCCGGCTACCCCCCCCCGGGGGGGCCGCTACCGCCCCCCGGGGGGGCCGCTACCGCCCCCCGGGGGGGCTACCGCCACGAAGCCCCCCGCCGGGGAACCGGCGGCTACCGCATGGGTGCCACCGAGCCCGTCCCGGTCTCCCAGGACAGCAAAAACACCTGGCAGTCGACCACGTCCACCGTGCGCGCGGACACGATGACGCGGGAGATTTCACGGCGCTTGATCCAACGCTTGGTGACGCTCATGCGGACGATCTGGACGTCGTCCTTCCAGGCGTGCTGATTGAGCGCGTCCATGACGAGCTTGGCGGCGTTGTCCAAGTCGGGCTTGGTCGCGTACGGATGAGGGAAGCGCTTACCGGACGCCGACAGCGCCCCGGACGACAGCGTATGCGACCCCGGACGCCGCAGGCAGACAGTGATATCGACCTCGATCGGCTTGTCCTGCCCCAAAAAACACGCCCCGGCGCGTCTCCAAGCCGTCTGGATCATCCGTTCGGCGATCTTGGTCCGGTCGCTGGTGCGCGTGTACACGCGGCCGCTGCTGCTAATGCTGAACCGCGGCCGCTCCTTGGTCGGGGCGTAGCGGTTCGAGTAAGGGTCCTTGGTACCCGCGTTCAGCCCGCCTGGGCCGTGAATGGGGATATCGAACTGGAAGTCACTGACGAGTCTGGTCATGGCTGGGTGGCTTCCACCTGTCGTCCTTATCCGGATGATCGCGCAGGATCCCGGCGATGGCCAAGGCGTGGAAAACCAAGTGCCCGTAGTGAGCCATGCCGGACTCCGGGTCGATGTCCTCGCCACGGGCGATCGCGGTCAGATGGCGAAACGCAGAGGCGACCGACAACGACACCGGGTAGCCCTTGCGCCAGTTCTGGGGCGTGTACTTGGAAGCCCCATACCCGTACACCCGTGCGACCTCGTCCATGAGGTCCCACGGGATCAGATGGTACGCCTCAGGCTTGGCGTCCTTCATAGCGCCCGTATCGGGATCGGTGTAGCGGATCTCGGCCAGCTGCTGCTGGGCCAGATCGGCGGCGTTGGTGATCTTGCGCACCGTCAAGACGCCTCTACAGGGAACTCGTCGTCATGGCGATTCATGTCCATGCGGCCCGCAAGGCGGTTGGTCAGCTCGCGCAGCCACTCGGTCGGGATCGTCTGGCCCGACTCGATCTGATGCTGACCGGAACGCTCGCGCTCGATACGCTGCCGGGCCGCGTCACGACACAGCGTGTAGACCGTTCCCAACGGGGGGGCCGCATAGCCGGTATGGTGCTTGATCGCCTCCGTCACCGCGGCGTCGAGATCGCGCGGGTCTTGATTGGCAAATGCCCGGTACCACTCCTCCAGGCGCTGCTCGTCCCACGGATCACGCGGCCACAGCGATGCCAGGCGCGCTGTCTGACGCAGCAGTTGTTCCCGGGTTATCATGCCGGAAGGCCGTCTTCGATGGCCGTCATTGAGTTCATGGAGCTGGCTGCGCGCAGCATGTCGCGGGCCGACAGCGACCCGCCCCGGCCGGTGCCGCCGTGGATGGCCTCCCAGCAGCGCTCGAACTGGGCGTCGTTGCCGTAGATCAGATTCAGCCCGGGACGTCCCGTCCACCAGCGGTCGCCCTCGAAGAAGCGTTCGATGATCTGCTGGTGCTCCTGCAGGCCGACGGACGAGTAGTTGCGGATGCGGCATACGAGCATCCGCAGGTGGTCGTTGTTGAGCGTGTAGCGGGTGCCCGCCACCTGGTTGAAGTGCGCCAGGATGCCCTCGGCCAGCAATCGCTCGTCATCGGAGACGGCTTTACCGGACACTACCTTGCGCGTGACCGCGGGCGCGGCGACCGCGGGCGCGGCGGGCACCGTGTCCCACCAGGTGCCCTTGAGCACGTAGACGTCGCTGCCGCCGATCACGTCGGTCACCAGCTCGGCCATCCCGGCGCTCGTCAGCTCTGCCCAGAACTTGGGTAGCGACGTCTGGCGGACGCCGAGCATCTTGGCGACGGCCGGGTCACCCGGGTAGCGCGTCATGCCGCAGGCTATGGCGTACAGCAACCGCGCCTCACGGCTGAGAGAGGTGTTGGAAAGCACGGACGTGGGCACGACGGCGATGTCACCGTCCCAATCGCGCCTGACGTGCTGGGTCATTCTTCTGGTTCCCCCTTGTCGCCATCGTCGGGGACGACGATCTCATGCTGCATGGCCCGCAACGGGTCGAACTCAGACAGCAGATGATGCAGTTTGTGCCGGTCATCAGGATCGGTGACGCTGGCTATCAGCGCTCGTGCGGCCTCGAACTTCTCGGGATCGTCCGGCTTGACCAAGGACCCGCCATCGACGTTGACGTTGACCTGCTCGATCTGCTGGCGCTGATCGATCTGCTGCTGGGTCTTGATCGGGACCAACTCATACTCGTCGTAGCCACGCAGCTTGGACTTGTATTCGAGCAACCGCATGACCGCGCTCTGCCATAGCTGGAACCAGTTGCCCGTGGACTCCTGGGTCATGCCCAGCTCCTCGTCCTGCTTTTTGCAGCGCAGGTACTCCATGCGGGCGACCTCGACCTGGGTCTCCAGCTCCTCGATCTCCCAGTGAATGCTCTGGCGAGGACGGCGCGGCGGGCGCGCGGGGTAGAACTCGTCGAACTCCGAGTCATCCAGCGGCTCGCGCCATTCCCTGTCGACCAGGTACCGGTTGCGGTAGGCGATCAGCGTCTTTCGCGGGATGTGAAAGCGCTTGTTGGAGGGGTCTTTCGCGACCGGATAGCGAAGCTGCAGCCACTTCTCGACCTGGTAGGCGCTTTTGACCATCAGCATGTCCTCGATGTGCTGACGGTCCGGATGCCTCCAGACGGCCGTGCGGCGGCGGTTGGCCAGCTCGGCCTCCTGCGCCGCCGCCTTGACGTCCGGCAGATCGCCTTTGCGCCTACGCGCCATCGCGTCTGTTAGCTGTCCACCCGGAAGGTGGCCTTCAGCGGCAGGCCGTTCATAGCCACCAGCTTCATCATCGAGGCGAACTCGCTCGACGGGATCTCGAACGTGACCCGGGCCGACGGCGGGTTGTCACCGGTGATCCGCCAGGTCGATGCGCCCTGGGCCAGCGACAGGATCAGCGTGACCTCCTGGAGCCGTGAGTCCACCGGACGACCCGGCCAGTCGCGGACGTCCGTGACCTCTCCCGTTGCGGGGTCGTAGTCAACCTCACCGATGCTCATAGCAGTCCTTTCCGGCGATTGCGGCCGTTGTCAAGGCCTCAGCCCTTTCGGATTGTGAATACAGTCATCGTAAAATGGGCACCACTTGGATGAGCAATGCCACCCATCGCGGCGGCGCGGGAAGTACCCTGCACGGATCAGCCCGGCGACGTCACGAACGGTCTCAGAGGCGAACGACGAAAACGCGCTCGTGGCGCCGTGGTCGATGCGCTGGCGCTGGACCGTGACACCCTTGCGGGGTGAGTCGACCAGATAGACGTAGTTGATGGGCGCCCCGTCGCGGGCCATGTGGTAGATCTCCGACTGGATCGCCCTGAACGCCATGTCGTCGGAGGGGGCCTTCTGCTTGGTTTTCCAGTCGAAGGTCTCGCCCGCTTCGTCGATCATGTCGATGCGTCCGACCACCCGGACGTCGCCGACCTCGATGGAGAAGGTTTTCTCGACGAACAGCGGCTTGGCACCAGGCAGCACGTCGGTCGCCCAGGTGCGCGTCAGCCGCACCGCCTTGTCCACGGCGTGATCGGAGTGCTTGGCCGACAGCTCCTCGTTGGCGCCACGCAGCGTGGTCTTGTCCCGCGCGGCGTCGAGCACGGCATCAAGCGGTGGGTCCTTTTTCTGGCTGATCTTGTGGGTCAGCGCGTATTCGGCGGCGTCATGGAATCCCAGACCGGCGACCAGGCCCGCGTCACCCCTGAATGGGACCTTGGCGATCTTCTCGTACCAGAAGCGCCGGGGGCATTTCAGATACGTCGCGATCGAGGACGGGGACAGATGACCGATAAGCCCGGGGACGACCTCCAGGCCCGACGAGACCGGCAGGTCGGGGGTGCTCATGCCACGTTCTCCGCGTACGAGCCGTCGGAGTCCGAGCGCATCATCCATACGGCTTGTCCGACGACCTCGATGTCCTCCCACAACGCGCGGTAATACGCCAGCCCCGGGGGTTCGGCGCGCGTCTCAGGGCACAGGACATATCCCGCGACGCCCCAGGTCGCGACCTTCTCGACCGTCATGAAACAGCCGGGGAAGAACGAGTCGAAGAGATCGGGACGTATCTGCACGACCGTGCCCGGGGGCATGTCGGGGGCAGGCCGCATCAGAACTTGATCGACTCTGCCTGGATCAGGTTCTTGCAGTTGTCGAAGATCGACATGTCGTCGGGATCCTGGGCGTTGACCAGCGATTTCATGTCGTTGACACCGACCGCCCGCAGGATCTCGTTGACCCGGGCCTTTTCGACCCCGCCTTCGGCGCCGAGCTCGACCAGCCGCTCGTAGCGCTCCTGGCCGAGCCGCACGACGTCGAACGACGCCCGCCGGGCCTCGGGGGTGGTCGCCTGCGCAGGCGCGGGGAGCTCGCCCGTGTTGGCGAAGTGCTGGATAGCCTGCAGGACGCGATCGACGTCGCCCATCGTCAGATGGGACATGCCGCCGCCGGTCTCAGACATGATGAGCTGCTCCAGGTTCTCATCCGAGAGCCCGGCCGCCCTGGCACGGGCGCCCACCAGGCCGCGCTGCTTGTCCGAGGCGGGCCGGTTCGGGTCACGGGGGCCACTGCCATAACCGCCGCCTGCCGGGCGCACCTGTTGTGTCTCGGAGCCCGCCGGGGGAGTCCATGCGATCCCCTCGGATGCGTCGGCCTCCTCGTCGCCTGTGGCGATCATGAACAGGTTTATCAAAAAGTACTTACGGCAGGCCGTCATGGCCTTGTTCAGGCCCTTGTCGGACCAGTCGTCGGCCTCGCCGGACCACGAGACGACGCGCTCCGAGGTGCCGTCGGTGATCGTGTATTCGACCACCACCGTGTGCCGGGTGCCGCCCCGGCTCTGGTCACCCACCGGAGTCGCCGTGTGCTCTTTCAGGTTTGGGATGATGGCGATGCCATGCTTGGCCAGATGCGGCCGGATCGCATCGCTGATGTCCGCCTCGGTGGCGAAATGCCACCCCTGCGGGTGGCGGCCCGTCTTGGGGACGCGCGTCATCGCGCCAGAGATCGCCGCGAGCTTGCCCGCAAGGCTGAGATCGTCTGTAGCCACAGTCGGTCGTCCTATTGTTGAGGATGCAAGTGGCCCGCGTCGTCGATGGGGGGCCGCCTGCGGGCGGGACGGCTCGGTTTCTTCCTCGTTGTTCGAGGAGGGGGACCCTCCCCCATGGGCTCGAACGACTCACCCAGGTCTGTCTGCCGACCGGCGCGATGGTGTTTTTCCTGCACTTTGCAGCTTCCATCGCGTTACAGACAACCTACAACATGACCATGCTACCCGTCAACCACCCGAACCGAACCCGTCGCGACCCGGGCTGCAGGCAAGCCGTTCTGCCAGAGCAAGACCGTCCAGCGCAGGTCGTTTTCCAGGACCGGGAAATCGACCTCCAGGACCCCGTCGTGCAGCGAGAGAACCGCCTCGACCGACGGGTCGGTGCACGTGAACGAGAGCCTTTGCCCATCCTGGAGCACCAGCGGCTCTCCGTGGTGGTCATTGACCACGGCCCGGAGGCGGGATTGCCGCCCCCGGAGCGCGAGGAGCTGCATCAGGGGGTCGGCTCGTCCGCTCCGCCCTCGGTCGGGACGGGCTCGGGGACGACGATGCCACCGGCCATCATCGCCGCCTGCCACATCCGGCCGATGACCGTGACCGACAATAGGATCGCCGAGGCGATGACCCAGATGTCCGGGTCCACGCCGAGCGGGGCCGATGCATCGGCCAGCTCGCCAATGAGCGGGACGATGGCCGACGCCGCTCCCGAGACGAACCCCACGACGGTGCTGATACCGACGGCAACCGAACGGTCAAGCGCCACGAGTTTCCTCCTTGCGTGTTGAGTCATGACACCCGCACCCGTCGCTTCAGGGTACGGAAGCGGTGTCCGGGACGCTGTGCCCTGGCCTTTGCGAGATCGGCGTCCCTTCTGGCTTTGGTCGCGAACCACGGCGACAGGGCGCGCTGCCCCGTCCAGAACACCCATCGTGGCACCACAACACCGTTGACGCGTCGCAGGATCCTACCGCGTCGCACGTGGCCGGGGTTGCCGTGGGCGGCGACCCACTTGGCAATCGCTGCCTCGCGATGCTCCGCCCGCGCCCACGGGCCGTGCATGACGGGCTTGGCGTCGAGGTCTTGCCATGAGTACTCGGTGCGGTAGACGGGCGACGAAGGGGCGGCGGTGAGCGCCGACGGCACGCAGAAAAACGCACCCGCAATAGAGCGGTCGTGCTCGCGCACCATGTCGCCGGTGTTGCCCCCGATCGTTCTCCATATGCCCGGGGCGACCCGCTTGACGGCGATCTCCACGTGCCCATGGGGGCCGGGGTTCCAGACGACGAAGCACCCCGGCACGGGCTCCGGGCGCAGTCGGCCCTTCGCCCTGGCGTTGGCATAAATCGTCCAGGTTGACGGGTGACCGAGGTCGTCGTCGTCGACTCCCGCCTCGCGGTACATCGCGTCCGCGAACATGCCGCACCACGGCTGCCCGGCCATCCCCCAGAACCGCTGCCAACGGTCGATGTCCGGGCCTCTGTTGCTGCCAGGCGGCGTCTCCGCGGTCCCCACATACCGGCGGGCCTGGGCGATGATTCTCGCCGCCGCGTTGCTCACGACACCCCTCCCAATCGACGGTTCACGGCACGAAATCGCCGACGGGCCCCGGGTCGATGCCGGTCACGCGGATCGCCGTCTCGCGACACGACTGGATCACGAGCGCATCCGGATCCAGCTGCGGGACATAAAAGCCCCTTCCAGAGGCCCTGCGGTCCCTCGCCTGCTCGTTGGCGATAGCCCGGACGGCGCGGCGCAACTCGTTGCCGCGCTCGCACGTCAGCACGGTCTGCGCGACGGTCGCGCCGATGACGCGCTCAACGTCATCGACGTTCGCCTCGATACGGGCGAACATCATGCCAACCAGGGCGAGAGTCACTGCGAGCATCACCGCCATCCACGCCAGGGCCCGGCGTTTCATGCGCGCAATGACCCGCTCGTGATCTGCATGCGGGATCATGCGAGGAACCTCACAACCGACGCGACGATCGTGGCCCACACAATCGCCGTCAGCAACATGACCACGACGAGCGTCACCGCCGGAACGCGCGGTCCGCCACCGCCGACAGTCCCATGCCCAGGAGCACCAGCGTCCCGGCGAACGCCAGGACCTCCGGCCTGCCTTCCCCCCGGGACTCCACGGTGGCGAGCACCAGGCCCCACACGTACGCCACGATCGTGGTCAGACGTACCCACCAGCGCGGACGCCATGAGCCTCCGTTGCTGTTGCGTTCGGGGCTCACGCACGCTCACCGTCCCCTACGGCATCGCCCGGCTGGCCCAAGACGTAGCGGTGTTTCCGGCTCATCATGTGTCAACGTACACTCATGTCTTGATGATAGCACCGAGCGCCATGTAGGGCTGGACATTGTTGTGCGCGGTACCGGCCCCCTGGGCGGTGATCGTGTGAGTGTGGGCACCGCCGGAGTCGATCGACACAGAGTGTGAGTGCGACCCGCTTGATGCGATCGAGTGGCTGTGCCCGCCGCCTGAGCTGATCGTCAACGAGTGGGTGTGGTCACCAGACGAGTTCGTCGTGACGTTGTGAGTGTGCGCACCGGCCGACTGCATCGAGTGGCTGTGCGATCCGCGCGCACCGACGCTGCCGCCGACATTGGTCCCATCGTTCCAGAAGCCCCAGTAGGGCCCGGGAGTGATGGACTGCGTCCCGTACACATAGGTGTTGAACCCGTTGGCGTCGATCGGGTGCCAGTGCGACCCGGCCGAATCGGTGTACCCGGAGTGCGAGTGCGAACCGGCCACATCCGCCGTACCCGTGTGGGTGTGCGCCCCGGACGTGTCGGTGGTGTGGGTGTGCGAACCACCCGTGCCGACGGTTCCCGTGTGAGTGTGCGACCCACTTGAGGACGTCGAGCCCGTGTGATCGTGGCTCGGCATCTCCGACAGGCTCAGCGTATGCGTCTCGGATCCACCCGAGCCGCCGAGCTGGTCGGCGGCCGCCGCCGTGATCCGGTTGGCGCTGGACCCGTTCAGGTTGTCCAGGCCGATGACGACGCGACCACGCAGGTCCGGGACGTTGAAGGTATTGACGCCATCGCCGGAACCGAAAGTGGTCCCGATGACCGAAAACAAAGCGCTGTAGGTGGTCCGCGAGACCGCCTGACCGGCGCACAAAAGCCACCCCGGAGGGGCGGTCGTGCCCGCGAACGGCGTGATGACGCCGGTCGGGACGGCGGCGATGCCACCGAGCGCCGCCTGGACGGCGGCAGTGACCTGCGCGTCGATGTCTGCCTTGGTTTTTACGTCCTTACCGGGGGTGGCCCCCGGTGACAGCAGCATGCGCATCAGACGATCCGGTGCGCGTATCCGAAGACGTTGAGCAGGCTGCCGCCGGTGCCGCAGAAGGCCTTGATGACCGCGCCGTTGTTGAGCACCAGCCCCGGGACGATCAGAAGCGGACCCGCCTTGAGATTCGGGACTTCCACTGTCATCTCGTCCGACGTCGAGGTGCCTCCGTACAACACCGTCAGCGTCGCCGCCGATGCGGACCGGCTGGCGACCCACAAATAGACCTCGTCCAGCGCGCTGGTGCCGCTGACGGCTGTATGGATCGTATTCGCCGAGCCCGACGCCGTTCCGGTGATGATGATGCCGCGCCCATTGGTGGAACCAGACAGCGCGATCTTGGTGATTGCCACCAGGCCCTCCTATAGAAAGACGCGGGTTGCCGCCAGCATGGCGTCCGTGCTCAGGTTGGCCCCCGAGATCGAGCCCGCGACCAAGGGGTCCGACCCCCCGGGCGCATGCTGGGATGCGTGGCTGGTCTGGCCGATCCCGGGTTCGGTCACAAGCGACGACAGCGATGACCCGTCCCAGTAGACCGTGGCCAGCTTGCGGTAGTGCGTGACAGACGGAACGCCAGGGTCCGCCACCTTGGTCAGCGAGAACGCCGGATCGACGTCAGAACTCGCGATCTGGGCGAAGATGCCGTACGTCCCCGGGCTATCGGACCCTGAAAACGACAGGGTCTTGTTCGCCTCGGCGGTGCGCATCTGGCCGTTGATGTTGATGACGCATGCGTCCTGGCCCGCACCGCACGCGAGCACGAAGTTCGTGGTCGTGATGGAGATGCTCTTGACCCGGATCAGGCCGATGTTCATCTCCTGCATCCGGTTGAGCCACGCGGCGACGACGGCGGTGACGCTATCGACGAAGGTCGTATGTACCGGAATCGCCATTTTCAGCTCCTAGAGAGAGTCCCCGGCCTTGGAGACACCGGCGATGAACGCCGACTGGTTGACCACGACCTGGATGCCCACCGGCTTGACGTCCCGGATGAGCGCCTCGGCACGCTGCCGTGCCCCAGTATTCACCGACGGAAGCCGGATATCCACGCGGTATGCAGGATAGTTGTCCGTGACGGACAACCCGCCGACGAGGTTTTTCAGCAGCGCAAAGAACGCCTCACGCGACCCGCCCCGCTGGCGGAATCTCGCCACCAGGTGATCGCGGCGCTGATCGAGCGGGAGCGAGGGGTTGGACGCGATCCCCATCTGCCGCTCCCAGATGGGCACCGACCACGTCGCGTTGTCCACGAACGTCTGGTACGCCGCATCCTCGGATGTCGCGACCAGGTCTCCAAGCATCTTCGCGATCGCCGTGTAGATGCCCCGGATCCGCATCCCGTCGCGCAGCACCGATGGGGACGTCACGCCGATCATGTGGTCCACAAGGTTGTTCGCCTCGTACGGCCACGTGTATCGGTTGTCGAGCACGATCTTGGCTGCGCCCGTATCGGCGCGCACCACACGAACCTGGATGCGGTAGTCATGCCCGCGCGCAAAAACCGCGTCATAGACGGCAAGCGTCTGCTCGCTCGGGGTCACCCCTGAGGCCGGGTGGTAGTGGAGAACCCCCAGTTCCCACCACCATGTGCCCGGCGTGTTCTGGCAATCGGCCAGAGACGTGGCGCGCTTGATGACCTGCGAGCGGTCCCAGAGGCGGATGACCGGACGCCACGCGGGGACGGTGTAGACACCATTGCTGTACGCCCACCCCGACAATACCTCGGATGCCGACGACCACGGAGCAGGATGATCGCCGTGGACCCACAGCCAGAACTTCTTGCCCGCGACGACCGGGCCATGACCGTCCGACCAATGGCCGTTCGCAGACGCCCGCCACTGGACCGCGCTCAGATCGGTGCCGTCGCGCTCGACGTATCCCGTGACCAGGATGCGGCCATTGCCGATCGCGCCCATCCGGAACAGGTCGTCGACGCGCACCCCGGACGGCAACCGTGACTCATCTTCGACGAGGGTGACGACGATAGTCGAGTCGCCCTCAAGGCTGACCACGACCTGCTGAGGGATGTAATCGATGAGAGCATCGATCTGGCTTGAGCCGTTGACACCGGCGAACATCCCCAACCCGGACTCATAAAGAGCGGCGACCTGCGCAGCGGACAACGCCGTGTCGAAGACGGCCGGATCCTGGACCTGCAACGGACCCCAGTTGGTAGGAGTACTTGATCCGTTGCTGACAAACCCCCACGAGGCGTTGGTCTTGAGCGTGATTCCGGGGTACGAGTCCGACGCCGCAACCTGAGTGCCGTTGACATACAGCCGCATCCACGTGCCGTCATACGTGCCGACGACATGGCGCCAGACGGAATCGTTATGGGTAATGACGCCCCCGACGCTGCGCATCGTCGAGCTCATGTCGGTGACCCCGAAAAAGATCTGCCCCGAGCTGGTCGTGTGGATGATCCACCCTCCGGCCGACCCCCACCCGTTGTGCACCAGGTTGAACCATGACTTGTGGACGCTGGCCCGGAACCAGCACGAGACGCTCACCTGGCTCGTCGAGGCGCCGACGGGGTTCGCCGACAGCGAGGCACGTGGCTGGCTGGTCATCGTCGCCCGCATGACGCCGAAGGCGTCGCGGTCGCCGAACCCCTTGTCAGAGATCTCCTGGCGGGCGTATGCCGACAGCGATGCGACCTCAGACTCGGTCAGCACACCAGACCAGATGCCGACATGGCCCATGTCGCCGCGGAAGTACCGCGCCGATCCGGTATATGCGCGCCCGATGCGCGTGAGCGCGTTCCACCCGGTGAAGTTCGGCGCCGCACTGAGCGTGCCCGTACAGCGCAGGATGCCGTCGACGTAGATCTTCACGTTGCCGGAGCCGGTCGTCATCGTCACGATCACGACGCTCGTTCGCCCGGCCGTGATCCCGGCGCCGGATGTCTGAAAGCTGTGGTTGCCGCTGGAGGTCCTGACAATCAGGACCACCTCGCCGCTTGGCTGAAGCGAGACATGGAACTCGTTCTCGTCTCCGAACCCGTCCCCGGCCGCCGTCTGGCCGCACCAGATCAGGTGCTTGGCGTCGTCAAGCAGCGTCGGCCGCACGACGGCCATAAACGACATAGTCGCCGACACCAGAAGCTCGTTGCGCTCCAGGTATTGGTCGTCGGTGTCAGGGAACTTGGTCGAGATATAGCCCGGGACGACGCTCTGGTCTCCCTGGACCGATGTCACCGCCCATGTGCCGTGCTTGCCGTTGCCCGATGAGTCGGTCGCGGTAGTCGAGCCGACCGAGTTCATGCGCCAGATGGCGACCTTGTTGTTGGTGCTGGCGACTGCTGACTCAAGCGACGACGCGCTCGTGCCGACGTAGGTGATCTGATTGGCGTTTTTGACCGCCAGGTCCGGATCGGTGCCTGAGTGAACAGGATTGCGCGGGCGCCAGAACCCGACCGGCTTGTACTTGATGACCTGGTGCCAGTAAGGGTCGCGCATCGCGTAGTAGTGCGCAGCCACGCGATCCGGGGTGAGCGCGTAGTCGTAGACGGCGACCTCGGTCATGTGGCGGGTGACACCGGATTCGCTCGTGTAGCCCGCCCGGAGATTGGTCTGAGTCCCGCAGAACGGGTCGGGATCGGCATAGCTGAGCGTCCCAGAGATCGCGCCATCCCAGTAGACCCGGGCAGTGACCCCGTCGTACGTCGCCACGATGTGGTGCCAGTAGCCGTCGTTCCAGCCCACCGATGGGGTCTGGCACGTCTTATGGCCTCCGGGAACGTGGTTCCACATGAACTTGATGATCCCGGCGGGGTCGGCAAACAACGCCCAGCCACCGGCCATCTGATACCACTTTAGGCTCACCAGCTCGATGCCGTTGGACGGGTAGGCGCCGACATAGCGCAGCCAGCACTCGACCGACATCGCCGTCACCGGTCCGGCAAAGCTTTGGGATCGCCAGACGATCGACTCGTACTGGTCCGAGTGCGAGGCGGCGGCAAAACGAGCATCAGCCGGGTCGGGGGGCGGGGATGCGACCGTCGTCGGGGAGTGGGTCCCGTCGTGCCCATGCCCGGAGACATCGGGCTCGGTGGTGTTGCTGCCGGGATTGGTCATCCGCCACCACACAATCGGGGCGTCATCCAGAACCGCATCCTGGTAGGCGCTCGGGGTGGGCGGGGGGAACCCGGAAAGCCCAAGGAGGAACGTCATCCTCCACACCCCCGCAGGAGCAATCCTGAGCGCTTTTGCCTGCGGACCTCAAAGGTGTCAACGCGCACGACGTTTCCCTCGGTGACGATCCAGACCCGGCCACCGCCCGAGTAGGTGCTGTCACTGACGTTGGACCCGACCTGGGTCCAGGTTCTATTCGACGTGCCGTAAAACATCTGGATGGTCGACCCGGTGCGTCGCACGCCGAAATACTCACCGGCCACGAACTCACGGTAGCCGGTCACCAGCGATGTGTAGGAGTCATCGACCACGCGATAGGTGCGCCACGTGTCATCCGACGTCGACATGTACTGCATCCGGATCGCATACCCATCCGGCCCCGACGTTCCCATCTGCTGGCCGCAGATCCCGATGTAGACCGAATGGCCATGGTTCGACGGCAGCGTTGCTATCCTGAGGATCACGTCGATGTCGTTCGGGAACGACCGCAGCGTGTACGCGGACGAGAACGCACTCGGGCCGGACCCGGTGACCTTGTTGGACACGACCTGGCAGATCGGATCACCGGCGGCATAGGGCGCGCCCCAGTTGGATGCGCCGACGGTGTTCAGAGCACCGTCGGCGTAGGCGAACCCGTCGGAGAAAAGAATGTCCCCGGTGCCGAAGGCAACCGCCACGACGGCCCCTACTTGTAAGACAGGTTGAGGATCACATCACCGGCGGCGACGCTGGTGTTGTCACTGGTCTCGTACGATCCGACGATGGCGAACGCGATCCCCGTCGAGAAACGCAACCCCGGCTCCAGTGGCACGACGACGCCACCCGAGGGCGGCACCGGGATGTTGTGGACAAGAAGCGAGCTGTCGCTTGCCGGAGACGGGGCTGAAGCCTTGTTGTAGAGCTTGACGTACTTCTCGGACGATGACCGGTTATAGGCGTAGATGTGCGTGACCACGCCCGCCGAGGCCTTGACAGAGGTGGCGTTGTTGGTGGCGGCCGAGACAAGCGTGTACGGGGTCACCCCCTGGGCGGGGTCGACGATCTTCGACACCCATAGGGCGCCAGACGAGTTCGTCGCAAAAGGCGAGTAGTCGGAGTCGGATCCCGCACGCTGAGTCGGAGTGTCAGTGCGCACCGCCAGCGCGAACACCCCCGTATCGCCGGAAGCATGGACCGCGTCCTCGGCCTTGCCCAGGTGCGTTGCCGATGTCCCCGGCACGATGGAGGTCCCGATCGTCGAGACCGCAAGCGTCGGCGTGGTCACGTCAACGCGCAGCGACCCGGACGAGTTGACTTGCAGGACCGAGATGTCGCCGTCGGTGCCCGCCAGTGCCGTCCCTGTATCCTTGCGGATCGCACCGATCATCAGCGCCGGGAGCGTCGTCAGCGCAGGCGCGACGGCATCATTGATGCGCACCGCCTCGACCGAGCCGTCACCAAGCGTCACGAACTGGACGTGACCTGATGCGCCCTTGTCCGCGGTGGCGATGATCGTCGCGTTGGCCGGTCCTGCCGGAGAGGTGCTGGTAAGTGTGATCGGCATGTTTACGCCTCAGTGTGTGAGAAAAAGCCAGCGGGGATCTTCAGGGGGACGTTGCTGTAAGTCTGGATCGGGCTCGCTAGCTGAGCCGTCGCCCGGCAGTTGCCGCCGGTCGATGCGTCCCACACCGACACGTGGGTCACAAGACCCCAGTCGCCGCCGGTCGGAGTGGAGAACGCAATGTCGATTTTGCTGGTGATGACGTTTCCCGAACGCTGCCATGTCACCGATGAGTTCGTGACCGACTTGCGCACGTATCCGTTCACCGACGCGCACTCGTTGGCGGTTCCGTCCGGTCCCGGAGGTCCCGTGTGCAGGGCCAAATAGACGGTCCCGGGCACGCTGGGTGTTGCCAGCCCGTACTCGTAGTCGAGCATCCTCCCACCCAGGTATGCCGTCTTTGATCCCGCCATCGAATCGCTCCTAGTTCAGCGTAAGGGTACCGAGCACGGGCCTTTGGTCGGGGCCCAGCACGATGTTCGAGGCCGACAGGTTCATGGTCACCGACGAGTAGCTCACGACACCAGGGGTGTCGTGGATCAGGTTGGCGATGTCGGTCAGGTAGATGACCTGGCCAGGGGCCGTCGTCCTGAAGAAGTCCTGGATCGCCTGGGAGATGTACGGCTCGACGTCGGCGTTGGTGACCCCGGTCTGAAGCACCAGCGATGCCGCGACGTTGATCGCCAGAGCCCGGGCCGAGCGCACCGTGATCTGAACGCCCAACGGGGCCAGGCCACCGCTGAACCCACCCTTGTCGCGGGCGATGCGCAGCCCGTCGAACACCATGACCGCGGTGCCGCTGGCGGACGCCTTCAGCCGGATCGTGATCCCGGCGACGGCCCCCCAGGAGAACGTGCCGGTGCCGTTGGTAATCACGAAGTCCGAGCGCTTGACCTTCAGGTGGGCGCGGCTGGTGACGTTCGCCATGCCGTTGATGTTCGCCTCGGGGATCGTCGCCTCGGCCTTGGCGACGCTCGCGCCACCGGCGGCGTAGAACTGAATGACCAGCGCATCGACCGAGGCGAGGGTGTTGGACGCCGACTCACGACGCACGAACAACCAGATCTCATCGTCGTTGTCGTCCCACGGCGCCAGGTTCAGCGGAACATCGAGGCTCATCGATGCAATGCTCGACGTCGTCGCCGTCAGGCGACGCGACCCCTGCCCCTCCAAGGGGGTGTCCGCCACGTACTCCCCGCCGACCCAGTTCTCGATGCCCTCGAAGTGGGCCAGGCACATGACCGATGGGTCGAACTGGGACTGCAGCAGATCGACCGTCTGCGTCTGGCACCACGGCAGGGCGGCATTGCCGACGACCACCAGACCGGTGCCGTTGCCGTCCCACAGGTCGTCTACACCGACCACGCCGACGTCGGAGTTCTGCATGGCGAGGGTCTTGTACGTGTTGGCGTTGCCGGACTCGGGAAACACGCTCGCCCGCTGGATGGCCGCACGGCGCAGCCCCTCGTCGTCCTGCTCGTCGATGCCACCGGACGCCGCCGACTCGTTGGTGACGCTCACCACACCACTGGGAGCGTCCACGATGATCGTGACCGACCCGGCGGGGACATTACCGGCAGAACCCTCGACAGTCGCCACCGCACGCACCTGGACCATGCCAGCGGCCAGGATCGTCGCCTCGGACTGGGTCACGAAACCGACGCCCGCAGAGCCGGTGACCGGATTCCCCTCGGTGGCGAACTGGGAGCCGACCGGCACGACCGTGCCCTCGGCACCGGATATGGTCAGCGTCACCTCGGCACGGGTGGCGCCTCCGCGGGTGATACCCAGCTCGGCGGACCGCAGTTCGAGCAGGTCACCTTCCGCGTACTGAAGGAACGTCCCGAGTGCCGCCTCGCGGATATAGGCGACCAGCCGACGGCGCTCGATCACGAACGGCATCAGGATCCCGTGCAGCACCGAGCCCTCACGGGTGTTCCATGTCTCCCCACCGGCCAACGGCGGGAGGTCCGCGACCATCCGCGCGTAGACCTCTTCGTCGCTTTCCAGCGGCAGAAGGTTGTCGATATCAGCCACCCACGACCCCCTGCAGAGCGATCCGGGCAGAATCGTCCAGGACGGGAACTGCAAAAAAGAACACCGGATCGCCGGTGTCCTCCGGGGGCATCACCTGGACCTCGGACACCCCGACGATGCGATCATGACGCAAAAGCGTCTCCCGCAGCATCGCCTCGATCTGGGTGGCAAGGGCCGAGCTCGGGAATCCGGACCCGATCAACACGTTCATGTCGGAGCCGAAATCCGGCGAGTAGCATAGATCCGCACCGCGAATGGTGTTCATGGCGATCGTCAGCCACGACACGAGCGCAGCCTGCTCGGTGGAGATCTCCAGATCGCCGTCCGGGCCGAGGACCAGGTCGTTCGTCAGCGGGTCATACCCCAGGTCGTGACCGAGGGGGGTCTGCTGATCGACGACCGATGCCGCGTCCTCTGCTTTCGGATTGAGCAGAGGGACCGTCAGGCCGAAGTCCTCGAAGCGCGGCAGCACCCCCATCTAACCCATCTCCACGGGGGCGATGAACCACTCTCCGCTAGACACAGACACGACGATCACCATGTCTCCGACCTCTGGCACATACTTCGGATCGCGCAGTATGTGCGGCGCCGACACGTCTATGTTAGATGCCGGGATCGTCACCGTCAGCGGCACAAGGTCGGTTACCTCGCCGCGCTCGACGTAGACGCCCTCGCGCCTTTGGATGCCACGCGCGCGAGCGTCCATCGCCGCGATCACCGCCGACGCGAATCGGTCCTCCGGCCTTCTACCCGATGCCAAGGAGACTCCTGGCCCGCGAGTACTGGGCAGCGTACTGGGATCCCGTCGGATTGGCCGACTTCTCGATGTCCTGGATCCAGCCCGGATAGCCGGACGGTCCCTTGGACGCCCAGCGCGACTTGATCTTGTTGGCCTCGCCGATGAACCACTCGATCTGAAGCTGAGGACGCCGCCGCATCTGCTCCCAGTCATATCCGTTGCTACGGGCCCGGCTTGGGTGAATCGAGAAGAATCCCATCGCCAGGTCATCATAGGAGGGACCCCCGTCGGGGTACGGAGCGTGGTTTTTGAGCCCTGACTCGGCCAGCGCCGCCATCACCGGAAGCTCGGGCGGAAGGCCGTATTTCTGCGCAGCCGCGCCCATCCAGCGCGCGATTGCCTGAGGGCCCGCATTGTCGCCGGGGTACGACGATGAGCCGACGATGTCGGCGGTCACACCCGACCCAAAGCGACCACCAGACGAGTCGATGTTGCTGATCTGCCCGGGGGCAAAGACCCACTCGTCCGGCGGGACACCCGCCGAACCGCCCAACGGCGCGATCCGGATGGCCCTCGTCCGGGTGGGACGCGACGATGGCGCTCGTGCCGTCGCCGATTCCGAGATCGTCAGATGGACGTGATCCGAGTGCCCGCCGATGGGGCCGATCGAGATTCCGTTCTTCCAGCCCCCGAGGGGGTCGTAGTAGACCTCGGTGAACTGGTCGAGGTGCTGAGACGCCCACCTGGCAAGCGCCATCATCGCGCTGGCCGACCCGCTCAAGTCGGCCGCCCGCCCCCACTGCATGTGGTACGAGTTCGCCGATCCCCCGACCGCAGCGTTCTGTGACGGACTGCGGAAAGTGGACGTCACCGTCAGGCCGAAGCGCTTGGCGAGCTCATAGGCCCACGAGTAGTCGCCCGTGTATGTCACGCCCGACGACGTCGGGCCCGAGCGCGCCACGACGGTCTCGCCTGCTGAAGACACCTGCTCGGGCTTGAGCTCGTCGCTGGACAGCTCCGCCTCGGGGAACTGGGCGACACGGTCCAGCTCGACGTGCATCGAGTGGGTTCCTGCGGAGATCGTATGCGAGACACTGGTCACGAAAAACGTGCCCCGCAGACGCGACCCGGACTCCTCGATGTAGACCGAGTCGGCGGCCCGCATGAACGGGATGCCCTCGGCCTCGACCGTGATGGTCCGCTTGAGGTCGCCCCGCTTGACAAGCTCCTGGCGGATGGCGCGCTCAAGTGCCGCCGCAGATGTCCTCGGAGCGGTCATGACGTTCTTGCGCAGCCTGCCATAGCGCCGCACGTCGCCCGACACGACCCGCACCCGCCGGACCTCACGGCCGTTGCCGGAGACCCCGACACCCAGAACGTCGGTGACCTTGCCGTCCAGCGATTCCTCCCACTGGAGCGACATCAGATTCGACCCTTCCTTGATCACCCAGGTCATATTGGTCTGGACGGCGGGGGAGATGACGATCTTGTCAAGATCGACCATCGAGCCACGCGCCGGATCGAATCTGCCCGCCCGGATGCGATAGCGCACCCCCGAGACAGCCTTGTCGGCCATCAAGGCCTTTACGATCGCCTCGTATGGCGTGCTTGAGCGCAGCATCAGGTACGGGATGCGATAGCGCGTCGGGGTGACCCTGGCGTCGATCTCCAGGTCGAACAGGATCGTCTCGGCGATCTCGGAGGCCAGCCAGCCGCGCGGGTGGGACTTGGTCTTGCGAAAAAAATAGTCCGCCTCTCCCTCGCGCTGGAGAAACGACGATACATCGAACACGGTTACGTTGACCGTGTTCGCATACCTGTCGGTGAAGGCGCGACCCCAGACATAGAGCATCGGGCAGATGTGCCCCCAGCGCTTGGTCTCGGGATCCTGCATCGACACATCAAGCCATGTCCCGGGAGCCAGCACCTTGTGCGCCAGATCAGCCGAGTTGTCGAGCGTCAGCGAGCCCTCGATGGCAGCCTTGTCGGCCTGCTCGGACCAGGAGATCGTGACGACCAGCTCGGAGATGTCGACCGCGTCGGATTCGAACGGGTAGGCGACCACCCGGACCGCGCGCAGGTCGGGGAAGTCCCCCGCCGCCGGAGTCGTCACAGCCCGTGGTCTCGTCGGCACGTTTTCCTACTTGGTGAGCTTCAAGACCTTCTTGGCGTCCGGGATGGTCGCCTTCGGCGTCCACTTGATGCCGTTCATCTTGGCGATCTCCTTGGCGCGCGACGGGGTGCCGAAAAAGCGATAGGAGACATCGAAAAGATCCTCCCCGGAGCGCGGCTTGTAGGTCTTGGGCAGCTTCTCATAGCGGACCCCGGCCTTGACCGTCAGCTTCTGCTTGCGCCACTCGGTGAACGTGATCGAGAACAGGCGGTGGTGCGGACGACCCGGCGCCTCCGACCAGGCAAAGCTTGTGATCGCCACCGGCAGGTTGACGATCAGATGGTCGATGCTCAAAAGCACCACGTCCTGGGAGACGTGCAGGTTGGTGAGCACCTTCACGTATGCGTCCGCATCCTTGAGCATGAAGCTGGCATCCGGGATGCCGACGCAAACGTGCTTGTCGTACCAGGAAGGAAAGAATCCCTGCATGCTCACCTGGGCGAGCCCACGCCCCGCCGGGTGGATGACATCCCCGAAGCCCACGATCGAGACGGTGTTCCACTTGCCCGACGGCGTGAACTCGTACGACTCCGGCGGCACCGGGAACCAGATGCCGGTGGGCGCGATCGACGCCTTGGAGCGCGTGACGTTCGCATCGGCACGCAGATAGACCGCCCGCCCCTCCGGCGTGACGTTCTTGCTCTTGATCGACCCTCCGTACTCGGAGACCTCGAAGGTGCGCACGGAGTAGTTGGTGCTCATGCGTACATCCCGGTCATGTCCACGTGCGGGGTGTTGGCGAGCCCCCTCTTGATGGCGTCCTCGATCTTGGCGACGAACGAGTCCATGTCGTCGCCCGACGAGATGGTGACATCACCGAAGTTGATGGTAACGCTGGCACCACCGGTAGAGCTTGACGCACCGATGCGACGCAGGATTGATTCGCGCTGCTGGGCATATCCCGGCCCGAGCGGCACGATCGCCTCGGGGCCACGCTCGGCGAAAACCGCCAAGGACGGCGACGTGTAGATACCGCCGGTCGCTTTACGATCCGGTTTGGCGCTCTTGCCGAAAAACCAACCGCCTACGCTGCTCGTCGCGAAGTTGCTCAGGTTCTGGATGAGCAGCTGGACCGCGGATCTGGCCTTGCCGATGGCCCCGAGAACGTTCGCCTTCCACTCGCTCATGTCCGGAGGACGCATTTTCCCGCTCAATATCTTGTTCAGGGCGTCAACCTTCTCCTTCGCGGTGAGGTTCGTGTTTTGGAGAACCTGGCTGATCTGCCTGGAGTACCTTCTCAGGTTGGGAGTGTTTTTGAGCGCCCTCCCAAGAGTCTCCACCAGATCCTTGGCAGGCGCCTTGGAGTCCTTGAGGACCTTCATCATCAGCAAAAACTCGCGGCGCTGCCGGGCCGAGAGGTTCACGTTTCTCAGCAAAGCGATCCCCTGTGCCGACAGCTCAGTGCGCAGGTTGGCGATCTTCTTGTCGCCTTCTTTGCCCCCGAGCGCGTACCACGCCCCACCAAGGGCCTTTTTGCGCTCCTCAAGCTTCTGAAGCTGCTCCGCGGTGTGCATCATCGGGAGAAGGCTGACGCTATTGGCGAGCCTCGCCTCACGCACCGCCCGGCGGGAACGCGCACGTTGCCTGCTGCGGTCCTCCAGTGCATTCCGCAGATCCATTTCCGCCTGGCGCACATCAAGGCTTGCCTGTTTCCATTCGAACGTGCCCTTTTTGGCCTGGCGCAAGCGCAAGCGGGCCTGCTGCAGGTTCAGTTGTGCCTGATCCGCCGCCAGCTCGGAGCGCTCAAGTCCGCGGCGCGCCGCAGACAGATTGCGAGCCGCATCGGCGGCACGATCCATCGCTTCCTTGTTGCGCTTGAGCGCCGCAGTGTGGCGCTCTTCCTCGCTTACGCCGTTTTTCAGCCACTTGACGAGCCGGTAGATGCCGTACCCGAGCCCGACCGCCGCCGTGACGGCAAGCGCCATCCACCCCGCGGGGTTGGTTGCCGCCGCGGCCAGAGAGGCGGTGCTGAACAGCCCCATCGACGTCGCCGCCCGTGCGAGCGCCGGGGCCAGATTGATCAGCAGCACCGCCGCCAGGGTCTTGATCCCGGCAGTGACGATGGGGAGGATCCCCATCGCCTTGAACGCAAGACCGAACCCGATGACCACCGCCGTGGCCTTGCGGATCGGGTAGGGCAGCGCGTTGAAAGCGCCCATGATCGCGTTGAGCGAGTCGATGATGAACCCCGCCACCTCGCGCCACGGGGGCAGGAACGTGATCGCCAGCTCGCCGATGTTGCGCATCGTCTCGTCCAGGCGCGGGCCGATCACCTGGTTGACGGCGACCGCGTAGTCGGCCAGGTATCCACCGGCGGTCCTCAGCGAGTCGATCACGGGCGCGATGTCCACCGACTTGCCGATGCGGATCAGCCCGTGCCAGGCATCCCGGATCAGGCCACCGATCAGCTTCAGCGTCGGGATCGTCCCGACGAACTTCTGGCGAAGCCCCTCGATGTTCTGCTCGGCCCGGTTGGCGATGCCATTGGTCCACGACTCGAAGATCTTCGCCATCCAGAGCCCGAGCGGCTGCGCAGCCAGCGTCACCGCCTGAAGCCACCGGAAAAGATTCCCGAACGAGTTGCCGATCGACTCCAGGATCGGCACCCATCCCACCATCAGGCGCCGCATCATGAGAATCTGGGTGGGGCGCTCAAAAAACTGGGCGATGGCGTTGCCCTGACGCTCGAACATGGCCGCGAACGGCTTGAAGGCCGGTGCGACTCCCCGGAGCGCAGCACGAGCCGACTTGACCATGTTCACCGAGAAGCTGCCGATGACCTCGCGCAAGGGGGCCGACGCCTTGGTCCACTCGGCAGCAAGAGCTTTTGTCTGGGCGATCAGCTGCCTTTGGATGGGAGAAAGCTTCTTCTGGGCCTCAGCCAGCTGCTCAAGCGCTTTTGCGCGCTCGGCGGCCGTGTCGGCCTCGGCCAGGGCTTTCTCGGCCTTTTTGATCTCCTGGTAGCCCTCGATGGTCTTTTTGAAGAACGGGATGGCCGTGCCGAGCATCAACCCGAACCCGCTTGCAACGGCCCCCATGATCGGCAGCAGCCCACCCATCGCCACGCCCAGCTGGGTGGCCAGCGGGATCGCCGCGCTCAGATAAGGGATCGCCAGCGAGGCCATCCCGGTGACACCGATGGCTGCGGCCGAGATCGACGGTCGCACGACCATCGTCTTGTTCGCGCGCTCAAGCGCCCTTTGCTTGACGGCAAGGCCCGCCAGCGCCCGCTCGGCCGGGCGGGTGTTGGCATCGATGTGGATCGTCGCCCTGGACTTGTCGATCGCCTCGATTTCGGCTCTCACCCGGCGAAGATCGGCCTCGGCCTTTTTCGTCTGGGCATAGATCTTCGGGCTCGCAGTCGACCTGTCGAGCATCTGCAAGTGACGCTCAAGGTCGTTGACCTCGCGCGTGAGCTTTCTGACGTCCCTTTCGGTCTTTCTCGTCTCCACCTGGACAGTCCGCAGCGGGCGCGAGAACTGGTCGTGGAGCTTGAGGAAGGCTTCGAGAACGTTCGCCACTGGCTATCCCAATACGGAGGGCTGCTGGCCCAATGATGCCTGGTATAGGCGTGCATCTTCAGCCCGCAGGTACAGGATCGCGGCGAAAATGAACGCGCGGGCACGTGCGGGATTGGCGGGGGGCGGGATGCTGCCGTCGCTGCGCATGTAAGGCAGATTCCATAGCCGCAAGGGATCGACTCCGTATCGGATCCCCTGGGCCAGGATGGCGGCGTTGCCACCCGCCTCGATCAGTTTCCCGCGACTCTCACCGCGTCGTCGGACATGCCGGAGATCTCCATGACGATGTTGGCCAGCTTCGTGATCTCCAGCGGACGCAGCACGGCGCGCAGCGCCATTTCCGCGTTCTGCCCGCACCCGAAGCGGGCGTGCAGCTTGTCGAGCACCGCCGGGTCGCGCAGGTTCGGATCGATCATCGCCATCGCCACGATGCGGGCCTGCTGGTCGATGGTGTTGACCGGAGCGCCCTCTGCTTTGCGCTCCTGGTCGGCCTCGTAGCGGCTCAGGATGTCGTTGATCTCCGACTCATCCAGCTCGCGGATGGTCACCGACACGCCCAAAGACTTGATGTGGACCTCACGCGTGTCCTTGGGGCGCTTCGGATCGACCGACAAAAACGCATCGAGGGCCGTGACTTCCTTCTTGACGCGCTCGACGACATCGTCGGTCCTGGTGGTCATACTGCCCGCCTTTCTCAGAGGGAAAGCCCGTACGGGCCGATCATCTCACGATCAGCCCGTACAAGCATAGGATGCATGTCGGCGAGCAGGAGCCTACTGGGTGGGCGCCACCGGATAGTTCGGCGACCCGGCGATCATCGCCAGCTTCGTGATCCCGCGGAACGTGAAGGCCCAGTCGCGGTTGACCAGGTCGGTGAGCGAGTACCCGCCCTGCATCGACCAGAACTTCACCCCGTCGAGCTGGACCTGCTCGACCCCGTAAGAGAGCGGGTCGTCCAGGGTGACGGAGATGGTGTGGTGCGGGCGCGGGTTCTGTCCTGCGTCGCGCATCGCGCGAAGCTCGGTGGCCGACTTGGACACATAGTCGAGGAACATCGACTCGAACGACGAGTACGCCTTGACCGTGCGCAGGGTGCCAGACCCGCGCACCTGGCCCTCGACGAAGCTGATCCAGGCACCGCCCGTGATCGGGACGTCCACCTGGTCGATCTCGACCGTAAACTCGATGCCGACGGCCTCGGCGACCACGATGGAGTTGAGGCGGATCTCCCCCCATCGGCCGTGAACTCGCTTGACCTCCGGAACTGCCATGGAGATCCCCTCCTTACGACGAGATCGTCATGCGCCCGAGGATCTGCTCGATTCCCGGCGCGATGGTCAGCTTGTAGATCAGGTGCAGCGACTCACCCGTGTTGTTGTAGGAGTCGTCGACATGGACCGACCCCGCACCGGGGGTGAGCACGTTGCGGGCCTCCAAGTCCTTGATCTTGGCGGCGTACAGACCGAGCAGCGCGTCACGGTCGTTGGGCGTGTTGACGAACTGCCCGGAGGAGATGATGGCCGTGCCGATCTCATCCAGCTCGCGGATGGACTGCTGGACCTTGCGCATGAACAGCAGGCTCGCGAACTGGGCCGGGTTGGATTCCGTAGGCGTGGTGAGCGTCGTCTGGCCGCGCTGAAGGCGAACCGCGACGCCATCCGACCAGAACGGAACCACCTTGGCGCGCACGGCGGACTCGACGGCCGACGCACTGGGCGGGCTCGTCATCGTCGCCTCGGGGATCTGGGCGAAGGTGATCGAGCGCTGGTATCCGCAGTTGGCGATGATGCCCGCCACCCGGGCCGTCATGGCGGCCGACGAGTAGCTGGTGCCGTCGATGTTGATGTCGCCGAAGATGTTGACGACGTACGGTGAGTCCATCGCCTGTGACCGGGCGATCGCATCCGCCACGGTCTCGGATGCGGCACCGCCGACCACCAGGTGGAACAGGCGCCCTTCGGTGTTGAGCCGGTTCGCCCAGTCCTTGTAGGTGGCCCTGATGGTGTTGTCGGTGAGCCCGACCGGGGCGATCACGCTGAACTGCCCGGTCGCCTCGAAGGCGCTCATAGCCGCGACGTGCTCAGCGCTGGTCAGCGACGAGCCGGAGTTGCCGCCCGTCAACGACTGGGTAGTGACCGTCGCAAGCGCGACGCCATCGGTGACGACCGTGGCCGTGACCAAGTTGGACGTGGCGTTGATCGCCGCCGCCATCGCGGCAATCGAGGACTTGGCCAGGCGCACGTAGGACTCGCGCAAGACCGTGCCTTCGTAGATGAGGATGTCCAGGTGGGTCGTCTGGTCCGGCGGTGCCGACGTCTTGACCGTCACCTTGAAGTTGTTGCCGCGCGTGCCCGTGTACTTGGCGGTCAGCGTCAGCGCGTTGGCGGCGCTCGTGTTGTTGAGGATGATCGACGCCTTCGCAGACGACGAGGTCGCCGCCCGGTACACCTTGACGACGCTCGCGCCGGAACGACCGGCGATGCCTTCGCCTCTCAGGGCCTGCTTGATCGCCCAGCTGGCGTTGCCGCCCGTGTGGAAGACCGCAGTCGCCGCAGTGTCCGAGTCGATATCGACGATCTGGTTTTCCGGACCCCAGTCCGCAGTCACGACAAGACCGACGACCCCGTTGGCATCAGCGGCGACACGCGGGGTGGCGACGGTGTCGATGTTGATGAAAACGCCCGACCGAACGGGAGGATCGGCCGAGTTCCACGTGCCTCCGTAGGCCATATCGCTTTACTCCCTCGGTGGTATCAGCCCGCCTGACGGGTCATGAAAGCCTGTATCGCGACCTCGATTTGATCGCGGGTGTAGAGCTCGTCGGGGTTGATGGCGTTCTTGACCACCTCGGGTGGCAGACCGAACACCGCGTACGACGACTCCGCCCAACGATGCCCTGGAAGCGCGTCGTCGGCAGGCTCCGGAGCCTCGGCGTCTGCGAGAGGCTCTTCGTCCTGCGTGTTCCTGCGCGTCGGACTCATTCGATCTCCGTCTTTTTGGCGATGCTGGTGACGATGCTGGGACTCGGAAGATCAACCGGAGTGCCCGTCTGGTACAGGGTAGCCTCACCGAGGCGCACGGAATAGCGCAGTGTGACGGGAACCATCCACTTATTGTCGATATCCGGCATCAGGTCGCCCGACACGCTGCCCGGGCTGACTTCGATCCCATGGTTGGTGTTGACCAGGTTCGGGGCTTGCGAGAAGTCGTAGATCGTAATGACTCCGCCGCCGAGTGCGCCCTCGCCGCGCGACAGGACGCGCATCAGCCACGACTGCATCTGGCGCGCTTCGGCCTCGTCGGTTGCACCGTACCAGGTGCACGACAAAGCACGGGTCTTGTCGATCAGCCTCCGGCCGATGGTGTTCTCAGATGCATCGACGATCCGCAAAACGATCGAAGGGCGCAAGAACGCTCCCTCGCCGCGGTTGATCCGCACTTCTTCTGGGCAGTCGGGAAATAAGCGCAAGAATCGGCGGACAGAGCGAAGCTCATGCTCGATGTCGTGCTGAGGCCAGGGGCGCAGGATGCCCAATCGTCGTCACCGTCTTCTCATAAGGGTGCGGTCGTAAAACACGCGCCCGTCGTCTGCGATGATCACGTCCGGACAGTCACTGACGTCGCAAGGGATCCAGTACATCATGGGGGGGGTCACTTCCCCTTCTCCAGGAACTGGCTGAACAGCAGGCGATTCATCACCTTCAGCGGGCCGCCGGGCTTCTTTGCGGCCACCAGGACGGGATTTTTTTTCGTGTTCCATAGCTCGATCTCCACGTCGGTCATTGATGCGATCTCTGGGAAGCTGCGTGCCACGCCGCGGTGCTTTTGGCGAATCAACTCGGCGGGGATCACGCGCCCGAAGTCTTCGCCGGGTGTCTTTGCGCGCTCGTCCGCGCGCCTGATGGCTTCGTCGACGTCGACGTCGGCATAGACGATCTTCACGCGGCGCCCCGCGGCAAGTTCGTCGTTGATCCTGCGGACGAACAATCCATCTTTGTTGTCGCCGCATTGATCGACGATCATGTGGTAGCGGCCCTCACGCCCACGGGCGCGCAAGAGCTCCAAGACGTCGCTGGACTCGTCGTGCACAAAACCGGCGGCCTTGGGATCACCCGCCTCTTGCAACTTCTGGAACTCCGGGATCTTTTGCTTGATCTTGTCGGAATCGACCCTGACTGCACCGGGCGGGGCCTCCACGACGCCATTTCTGATTAGCGAGCTTTTCCCGGATCCCGGTCCACCTGCGGTGAACAGCGTCATGGGCTCCCGCTGGCCGGGTGTTCCTGATACAAGGAACTCCGATACCCATTTCTTGTGCATCTCGGCACGGCTGGGTCGGTAGGCGTAGCGGCCATCCAGGTCGTCGGAGACGTCATCATAGGTATAGACGCCGTCCGGGTCACCGATGACATGCGCTATCAGGGTGCTGGTTATCTTGCGCCAGCGTCCTCCGATCGGCGTCCCTTTTGGCCAGCGGGGCTGGTCGGGATCGAACTCGATGAACCGCCTGGCTCGTAGGTACCAGCTACCAGCCATGCTTTCTTACCCACTTGCGGATCTCGCGTTCGCCGATCCTCGGTAGCTCACGCTGAACCTGGGCGGTGGACTTTGTGAGCATGAACGCGCCTGTGGTTCCAGGATGCATGACGCGAGCGGCGAACACCAGGTGGCCGTCAACACGGAAGCGCAGCGCCTTGGCCTTCTTGGGCGTGATTACGTGCGGTGCCGTGTCGTACTCGACGAACTTTGCGTAGGGCACGCGGGTGTAGATCACCGTGTGTTGACCGGACCGCCGGACCTTCCAGGATCTACGCAAGCGCCCGGGACGGTGGTGGGGGTCATCGGGGTCGATGTCCGAGACCGGTGTAAGCTGCTTGACCAGCACCAGCCAGCGGCTGCCCACGGCCTTGTGGATGTTGCGGTCAAGCTCGGGGGCGGCGTTGGCCAGCCGCTGCAGCTTGGACGACAGCTCGCCCCTGACAAATGACGGCACGTCACCACTCCGTGCGTCGCACGACGGTGGCCACCAAGAGCAGATACGCGCCAACGCCATTGCGAGGCGTCATGACCGACAGGACCTCCCAGATTCCCTCGGGAGTGTAGTCCGGTCCTGGCCCCGACTCGATCTCCAGGCGATCCTGTTCGCGCAAGATCACCTTTTCGCCCGTGAGGTCGGTGAGCTTGGCTGTCAGCTGGCGCCGGTCGGTCAGCTCGTTTTTGTCCTCTTGACGCGACTCGACCGACTCGTTGGGTGGCAGGCGGCACTTGAACCACGGACCAGTGGTCTCGACGATCTGCGTCTCGCCCTCGATGCGCGGGCCGTGGTCGCGACGGATGACCCGGGCTCGGTCGATCCAGACGCTTAGATCAAGCGGTGGATCAAGTCGGCTCCACATCTAAGGCCTCGGCTTTGCCGTCGAGCACCTGCTGGGCGCGGGCGCGCAGGTCGTCGGGCATCGCCAGGGCGGCCCGCAACTTCATGAACTCACGCAAGGCCTCAGGGGTGCCTCCGATCGTGATGTAAAAGGAGGACCACCTGCGCGGAAGCTCCCAGGTGCGGCCCTTGATCCAGTCGGCGTTGTCGCCCTCGTCGATGTAGAGAATCTCTTTCTGGGTCATTCTCCTGACCTTTCCAGTATGCAGGACTGCCTTCGCAAGCTCGATGGCATCGCCAATGGCGCTCGCCAAGGCCAGCGCCTGGGGGCCCGTGAACGTCATGTCCGCGACATCATTCAGTGGAGATATCCCGCGAACTTCCCAGGATCTATGAGGTTGACTTTGGCAGGACCACTGCCCAGGACGAGCACCTCGTACTGTCCGAGGTACCCCATGCCGGAGAGCGACCAAGAGAAGATCCGCTCGCGCGGCACCCGGGCAATCGCCACATATTTCTCGGCCTCGGTCGGCGTTTCCACAGCGAACTTGAATGCGGTACGTCCATCTGAAGTCCACGACGTCAGTGGGTTCAAGACGACCTGGTGCTCTCCGGCCTTGAAGACGCCGTGAGCGCCCAACCCGCGGTACATCAAAAACGAATCCCCTGGGGGAAGCTGTTCTTGAGTGCGGCGGTAGATGATCCGCAGCATGTCCTGAAGAACACGATTGCGCGGCCCGTAGATCTTTTCGTCGGAGACCCGCTCCCAGTTCGCAGACGCCGCGTTCGCCGCGACACCGGAAGCGCGCTTGGGGTCCCGCTTCGGTAGCTCAGGCAACCCGAAAGTGCGCCGCGCTCCCTCATGGACCCACCAGGCATTATGTGATCTGCCTGACGAATCCTGCTCCCAGTGGGACACCAACCAGTCGGACAAAAGAAGCGACAGCCACTTAGGGTCTCGCAGCTTCTCATTGATTACCCGGGAAACAGCTTTACGCGCCGTCTGCTTGAAGTCCGCCAACGCTTCCCGGGCCTCACTGCTTGCAGCTTCGATCTGAGCTGGTGTTAGTTTCGATAGGTACCTCGCATTTTCTACGTACAGCGTGTGGTTTTCGTCGAGCCTTTTCCCGATTACATATGTTGGGGAACCGGCACCTTGCATGAGGTCGGACCAACCGGGTGCTTTAGGGTCAAGGACTCTCCATGCGTCAGACAGGCGCTTCGCCTTTGCTTCGATCTCAGCCTTTTCGCCGGGCTTCAGGTCTTTGAGCAATCTCGTTGTTTTGCCGTCTCTGCCCCGGAAGATTTCTGGGTTACGTCCGAAGAACTCCCACACCGATGACGATGTGCGCAGAGTTATTCCGCCGAACTCATCGTACTTTGCATCGGTACCCCAGAACCCATCCATCTCGATCATGCCGTCGTCTACGCCCCAGGTGATCTTCACGCCCTTGTCCGGGTGAGAGGCCACCCAATCAGTCAACGCACGCATGCTTTCGGTGCCTTGCAGGTCTTTGGCGATTCCCGCGGTCGCTTGGTGCCTGGAGCGCATGATGGCATCTCTTGCCAACACCTTGGCTTGCATTTTCATAAGCGGGTGGTTTACGCCGAAGGCGCGCTCTTGCACCAGATCAGATAGATCAGCAGGAGTGATCTCACCGAGCACACCGCCCAGCTTGCGCCAGCGGCCACCGAAGGGGGTTCCTTTGGGCCAGCGAGGCTGGTCGGGGTCGAACTCGATAAGGCGCTGCTGGCTGCGAAGATGCCAGGAGCCCGTAGGAATGGGATTACTCTTCGGCATTTCCGAAATGAGATCAGCTCGATGGGCCTGCTTTCAGCCTTGGGAGCTCCTTATTACTCGTGAGGTCGACTTTGGCAAGACCACTGCCCAGGACGACCACCTCGTCCTCGTGGAGACACCCCTGGCCGGAAAACGGCCATGAGAAGATCCGCTCACGCGGAACACGGGCAGTGGCAACGTACGAAGAGTAGCCCTTAGGGGCGGATCTACTGAGCGCGAAAAAAATCGCGCTCTCCGGTTTCCACGCCCACGACGTCAGAGGATTCAGTTCGACATGACGCTCGTTTTTCTTGGATGTCGGGGCATGCATCCCCCGGTACACCACGAACGAATCGCCTTCAGGAAGCTGTTCCTGGGTGCGGCGGTAGATGATCCGCAGCATGTCCTGAAGAACGCGATTACGTGGCCCGTAGGTCTTTTCGTCGGATAGGCGCTCCCAAGTCTCAGGGGCGGCATTCGCAACTTCTGCGGAATAGCGTTTGGGGTGCCGCTTCCGTAGCTCAGGCAACCCGAAGGTACGCCGCACTCCCTCCTGGACCCACCAGGCATCCCACGATCTGCTTGACGATGTGCTCGCCCATTCGCCCACGACCCAGTCGGACACAAGACGTGCCAACCCCTCAGGTTCGCTGAGCTTTTTGTGAACCAACCGAACAGCCATACCAGCCGCCGTCCGCCTGAAGTCGTTCAACGCTTCTCTGGATTCTTTGATCGCATCATTAGTCGATTCACGGCGAAGGCGAGCCGAGCGGCGCACAGTTTTCACGTACGTCGATTGCGCGTTTTCGAACTCGTAGCCGAACACATTCTCAGCGAGATCGGCCTTATCGAGGATGTCGGACCAAGTAGGCGCTTCTCCACGGGGTGCAATGGCTTTCCATGCGTCAGCCAGGCGCTTCGCCTTTGCTTCGAGCACTGCCATTTCGCCGGGTTCCAGCTCTTTTAGCCACCCCGGTCTTTTGCTGTTGTCGTCCTTCGGGAACAGGTCCTCGTTGCGCGAGAGAAAATCAATCAGCAAAAAGCGCGTTTTTTCCTTATCGGAACCCCAGAACCCATTCATCTCGATCGACCCGTAGTGAAGATATTTGGGGTCAACCATGACCGGATTCGTCGATAAGCGGCCCACCCAATCGGCCATCTCACGCAAGCTCTCGGTGTTCTGCAGCTCTTCGGCGATGCCTTCAACCGTTTTGTGCTTGACGGCTGCTCCGACGGATAGTTCCTCGTCCCCTGACATCGCTGGCTTTAGTTTGGATGCCTTTCTCGCAAGCGGAGAAGATGGGCTACCGGTCGAGCGGTCGTAGTCCTCCCGCGGCTGCGCAGGAGTGATCTCCCCGAAGCGAAAGACGTCACCGACCACGGCGCCCACCTTGCGCCAGCGGCCGCCGAAGGGGGTCCCTTTCGGCCAGCGGGGCTGATCGGGATCGAACTCGATAAGACGCTGCTGGCTACGCAGACGCCAGGTCATTCAAGCCCCTCCTCGATACCCCACATATGCACCGGTGGCTCGGACTCGTGGGCGATGCCGAAATACACCGGGTAGGTGCCCCTGGCCTCAGCAAGGGAGGTGTCCTTGGCCTGTTCGGTCGCCAGAAGCCACAGAAGATCGTCAAGCTCGGCCCAGGGGTTGAACCGATACGGGCGCATGCCGCCCTGACGGCCCTGCGCGGACATGTCGCGGCGTGACTCGGAGTACCCGGGAACACTGAACGACGAGATCGGCGAGAACTGCGCGATCAGGTCCGAGAAGCTCCCGTTGTTGATCTGCGCCTGCTGGATCGTGCGCAGCTTGACGGCCCGCGAGGCGATCGGGACCAGATCAGCGTCGGTCAGGGTGTCAAGATCGCGGCCGGTGACCTGCTCGACGTAGGCCCACGCAAGCCCGATCTCCTCGTTGAGGATCGCGTCCCCGGTGGCATTGGCCGGGATGTTGAACAGTCCCGCCCAGTCGATGCGGACATCTGCGCGGTAGTCGCTGGCCGTGGGCTTTTGCACTCACGCCTCCACTTCCCAGTTGAGCACGACGTTCCCGCTGCCCGCAGGCGGCGCCGTGTGGTACGTGACCGTGATCTGCGTCTGGTCAGCAACAGCGTAAAAGTCCGATGAGGCGCCCGCACTACCGGCCGAGACAGAAACGCGACGGGGAGCGACCCCGAGTGAGTGGGCGATCACGAACACGGTCTGAGTGCCTGTGCCGCTGAACTCCGCACGGCCGGACTGGCGGGCGGTAGCCGGGTAGCGTCGCGGCCATCCGCCGACCGCGCCGAGCGGTTGCAGCTGCGGCGGAGAGATCGTCACCGACACCTGCGGGCCGGTCGTGTTGACGTTCCCGGCCAGATCCTCGGTGAAGGCCTTGATGTAGTACGTCGCAGGCGCCAGCCCCGACTCGACCACGGTATTGGCGCCTAACCCGCCCGGGAAGATCTGCCCGATCACGACCCCTTGCGTGTAGCTTTGCCCCTGCGTCCAGGAAGAGGTCTTGCGCGCGATCGTCGTCTTGATCCGGTCGGTGTCCTCGATGAGGGTGACCGTCACCGTGAGTACCTGGCCATCGACCTGCGCGTCGATGCCTGTCGGCGCATAAGGCGGGGTCACATCAGCCGGGACATCAGGGACGTTGATCGACATCACGTTCGAGTCGCGGTTGATGTTCCCGGCCGCGTCTTCGGTGAAGATCTTGTAGTACCAGGTGCCCGCCGGGACGTTGGCCTGCTGGTGGATGGCGTTCCCGGCCGCCCCCGGCGTCAGCGTCGCGACGACCGTACCGTTGACATAGGTGTCGGTGTACAGCCATGCCGACGCCTTGCGGGCGATCGTCGTTTTTGCGCGATCAGCATCAACAGGCAGGCGGTAGGCGACCGTCACCGTGCGCCCGACGTTGGTCAGCTCCGAGATGCTCCCCGGCATCGGCGGAGTGACATCGACATTGGAGTAGACCCACGTGTTCGGGACGTGGTTGATGAGCTCTTCGGTCACGACGCCGGGGATCGACGCCTGATCGTACGACCCATAACCGGGCCCGCCGCCGTTGAGAAAGCCCAGGTTGTGCGGCGCCGTGGTCGCGCCGACATTGACGTAGTCGTCGATCTGCGCCGTCGATGGGTTGGTGTAGTCGAAACCGACGAAACGGGGTCTGATGGCCACGCGCCCCGACTGCGTCTCGGCCCACCGATAGCCCGATGGCGCAAGCGCCGTCGGTGTTGTGACAGGCAGCTTGTCGATCTGGGCCCTGACCAGTTGTGTCCCTCCGGAGCGCGATGGCATCTCCTCCCACATGCGCCCGTTCAGGTCCGGGTGGCCACCCTTGAGCATGGAGGGACGATTGTTCTCATCGACGACCGCGATGGTCGAGATGTCCTTCGGCCAGACGATCTGACGCCGCAGGTGCCAGTCGCCGTTGGCCACCAGCAGCACGTCGGGCCCCAGGGCCGTGCGCAGTTTGCGCACCAGCTCATGGCACCCTTCCGTCCACAGATCCGCATAGGTGCTCGACCAGTTGCTCGGTGAGACCGGCAGGTCGTTGCCGGTCTGGTGCAACAGCAGGCCATTGAAGATGGTCGTGCCCGAATGCAGTGACCTGTTCGCGAAAAAGTCGGCCGCCCACGCGACGAAGTGATCGATCCAGGCCGAGCCGGGCCGCATGTTCGTCATCCAGTTGACGCCGTCGATGGTGAAGTCCTGAGGGTTCATCCCGGTCTGCCATGACCAGAACCACTCCGGGTGAAGGTTGAACACCGCCGCCTGGTTGGTGCCGCCGTAAATCCGGGCATCCTCGGAAGACCCAGCGCTCAGCGCCGCATGCATCTGGGTCGGGCAGACCCAGTAAAGCGTCTCGCAACCGGCCGCACGGGCCGCCGTCAGCCAGCCGCGGTAGCCGCTGTCATCCGGTGCGACCGGGTCGGCGATCCACAATGCCCCCGTCGTGCGAAAGCCGTCCAGTCGCCCCGCGCACGCCGGGTCGGTCGGCATCTTGCCGCCAAGCAGGATGCCCGCACGACGCGCGTTATAGGTCGGGATCACCGGCACGGTGATCGTGACCGTCGTAGAGCGCGTCTGCGTCCCTTGAGAGCCCTGATAGGTGGCGATCACCTGGGCCGAGGTCTGGGTGGTCAGGCCACTGGGGGCCGTGTACAGGCCACCCGAGGTGATCGACCCGTACCCCGGGGACGGGTTGATCGACCACGTCACCGGCAGGTTGGCTGTGAACTGGATCGTGCCACCGGACTCGACCGATGCGGTCGGGTATGGGGAGATCGACAGCGTCGCGTCGTTGATCGTGACGGTCGTCGTCTTGGTCTGGACGCCCTGGGAGCCGCTATAGGTACCCGTGACCTGGACGTTGTTGGGACTGGGCACGGTCTGCGGGGCCGTATACAGCCCGCTTGATGTGATCGTCCCCCGGCCGGTGGACGGGTTCAGCGACCACGTCGCCGACGGGGATGCCGTGAACTGGATGGTGTTACCCGCCTGGACCGATGCGGTCGGGTACGGGGAGATGGCGAGCACCGGGTCCCCGCCACCGAAGGGCCCGGGGTCGGAGTCCCAGAGCTTGTACCCCCAGATGTTGACGCCCATGAACCCGTTGATCCCGGCGTAGCGGTAGATGCCGAGCTTCGGGTACGGGACCTGCACCGCATAGGTGGTGCGCAGGCGGACATCGAGCACCTGCACGTTGTTCCTGATGGCGATGATCCGGCCGACGGATGGGTTGGTCGACCAGACGATGCCCATGCGCCACTCGACCTCGGTCCCGGCGTTGAGCGGCCACGTGCCGAGATAGTTCGTATCCTTCTGGCCGCCGTTGCAGTTCAGGCGCCGGAGATTCTGGTAGATCTCCCACATCAGATACGCCTGCGGGGCGCCGTCGTTGGCGCCGTGGAACTGCAGGCACACGCACCAGCGGTCATAGCTGACCCACGGGAAGTTCGCGTCGAACCTCTCCACCCATCGCCACCACTGCAGCGTCTCGTAGTTGCCCTTGGGGCTCGCCTGGAGTTCTGCGCGCTCAGACGGCATAGCCGCCGGGACTCCGGCATTGCCGTCGGCGTCGGACAACGTGACACGGATCCCGTATTCGTTCGGGGCCAGCGACGATGTCCCCTTGGCCAGCTCGGTGATGTTCTGGCCATTGGCGTTGACCAGCCACGCGCTGCGGCGGCTCATGTCGGCGATCAGGTTCGCCACCTTAGGACTCCATCGCGAACACCTTAGGACTCCATCGCGAACACCTTAGGACTTCATCGCGAACACCTAGTCCTCCATCGCGAACACGACCGCCGTGAGACCCGTCACGAGCGTGGAGGTCACCAGGTTCACGCGCACATAAAGCACCCAGTCCTCGGGGGCCAGCCAGAAGATCTGCGAACCTCCGGGGCTCAAGACGATGTCATCAGTCGTATAGCCACCCAGACCGGGCGACCCGTAGGCCATGGTCACCCATCCGAGATCGGGGTCCATCGAGCCCTCGATGCGCGCCGTGCCCGCCCCGCCGGGGCCGGTTGCGAACTGCACCGCCCGGCGGGGTACGCCGAGAACACTCGTCGCCCGCGTGACGCCGACGATCGTGTGGTTGGTGCACAGCACCGCGACGTTGACGTAGCGGGCAGGCGATGGGGCCGAGCTGGCCGCCCGCCCAGTGGCGGTGATCGCCGTCCTGGTCAGTACGGCCAGCGGGTCGGCCATGGGGCGCTACTCGTCCTCGGGGAGCTCGACCGCCACCTTGGTGGCGGCCGTGGTGGACACGATCAGCACCCGCTTGCTGGTGATCGGCTTGCCATCGACGTTCAAAGGGGCGCGCACCACGAAGCTCATCAGCTCGTCGTAGGGGACACCGGTCAGCTCGCTGGCGCGGGCGCCGTTCATCTTCTGCGTTGACTCGACGTCGATGGGGTGGACACCGGCCGTGCGATACAGCGGCAGCGGAGCCGCGGACGGCGGCACCGGGTCCACCTTCTGGCGCAGCTTGTCGAGCTCCTGCGCCTGGGCGGCGAGCATGGCCTTCAGCTCGGCGACCTCGTCGCTTGCGGCTCCAGGCTCTGCAGGGTCAGGCGCGGCCTTGGGCGGGCGGCCACGGCGCTTGGGTGCTTCGATCGGCTGGCCCTCGTCGTCGTGGGTGTCTTCGACGACCTGCGAGTCCTCGACGCTCATGGTGCTCCTTTTGGTCAACGAAAACGGGGGGCCACCGTAGCGACCCCCCGACCCGGCCAACAGTCTGACAGCGTTCCCAGACGGATCAGGCCACGTTGGCGAACACCGCCCCGCGCCAGTCGATCATCGCCAGGCCCCACTCGTGGCGGACCTTGTAGGAGATCTCGTCGAACTCCATCGAGTACGGGTCGCTGCCGCCCAGAACCAGCCGCATGCCCGGGTCACGGAGCATGATCTGCGGGTTGCGCTGCCCGTTCAGAAAGCCGACGGCGAGCACCGGGGCCTCGTTGGGGTCGGCGAACACGTACCAGTTGTTGGCGTCCGAGAAGTACCGCTCGACCGCATAGGGGGCGTACCCCTGCACGGGGTTCAGGTTGCCCTGGCCATAGGCCGGGGTACCACCGGAACCGGGCTGATGAATCTCAGTCGAGTTCAGCACCCGGCGCGCGGTGATCTCCAGACCAGGCGGGATCACGATCTGCTGACCGGTCAGCGTGATCGGGTTGCCGTTGTCGTCAGTCTGGGAGTTGAACTTCAGCGCCGCCGTTCCCAGGCCTGCCTCAGACAGCGGGTCCGTAATCAGGTTCCCGTGGTTGTTGTGGAACGTGGCGATGCCATCGTAGGCGTTCGGGTTCGACTCCAGCTTCGCCACGATGGCCCGCGCCAGCGTACGCGCCGCCGAGCGGCCCATGCGGCCGGGGACGTCACGCAGAAGGCCCAGGTCATCGTTGATGAGGGCCTTGCGAGAGATCGAGAACGTACGACCGAAGGTCTCGACCGTCAGGCTGGCGCCGGTGCGCTCTGCGATCTTCGAGTCGTAGTAGGTCGACCCTTCCTCGAACTTGATGAGGTCCTCGCCCTCGGTGATGCCGACGAAGCTCTGGGGCTTGAAGTCCGGCACCGAGTAGATGCTGGTGTAGCGATCCCACACCGACGGCGTCTCGCGGTAGACACGCATGAGGCGCTTGCCGAGGGTGTTCGACGCATAGGTGGCGAAATCGGTCGAGACGTTCGCCTCACGAAGCTCGGCCGCCTCGTCCGAGTCCCGCCACGCCAGGTACGCCTCAAAGAAGCGAACCTGCCGGGGCCAGATCGAAGAAGACATTTGTCGTGGTCCTCCGTTCGTGAAGGCTTACGCCGTACCAGTGTTGTCAGCCCACAGCCGGACCCACATCTTCCCCGATGCGGGGTACTTGCCGTGGGTCCCGGTGTTGTTGGCGCCCGGCACCGCGGTCACCTGGCCGAGGATGCGGTGCCCGGATGAGGCGCTAGCCCCGAGGGCGTAGGCCTTGCGCGCCAGCGTGTTGTCGGACGCCTTGATCTCGACCAGGTCGCCGACGACGCAGCCGGAGATGAAGTTGATCTCGAACTCACCCTGCGTCTGAAGGTAGACGGTGCCACCCGAAGGCCCGGTCGCGTTCCCGGCGATACCGACAATGCCGTTTCTCACAATGGGAGTCCCGGCTTCGACGGCCCCGGTGACGGTGACCGGGACGACCGAGCCGTCGGACTTGTAGTTGTTCGAAGGCATGTTCAGATCACCTCGCGGTTAGTCCTCGTTACCGAGGTCAAGCTCGGCCATCAGCTCGCTGTGAGCGTTGGCCAGCTTGGACTCGGTCTTGCCAGCCGGGATGGACCGGCCCGCGCCCTTGATCCCGCGACCGGTCGCCTCGCGCAGCTCTGCGCGCTTGTCGGCGATCGCCGCCCTGACGGACTCCCGCAGCGTGCTCTCGGGGCCGTCGAACTGCTTGAAGGCCTCAAGCAGCTTGCGCTCGGAGATGCTCGGGAATCCGGCGGCGCGGATCATCTCACCGGCGATCTCGCGATTCGCCAGGATGCGCTCCTGCTTGATGCGCTCGGAGCGGAACTGCTCGCGCTGCTCCAGCAGGGCCTCGCGCAGGATGCTCTTGACCTGGTCGCGGCTGTAGTAGCCCTCGGTGACGGCGTGATCGTCATCATCGACGGGCTCGTCGTCATCGTCGGTCTCGTCGTCGTCGGTCTCGTCGTCGCTTTGATCGCCGGTGTACTCCTCCGGCGGCTCCGCGCTGGCGACGGGCTCGTGCTCGTCGTCTTCGTCATCGCCGCTTTCGTCGTCGATCTCGCCCTGAGCGGCGAGTTCCTCGGCGATGACCTTCTCCAGCTCCTCCAGATCGGCCTTGATCTGGGCGAGCTGCTCGGCCTCGATCCTCTCGACCAGAGCCGGGGCATTCTCACGAAGCTCGTCGAGGGTGACCTTCGACCAGTCGATAGGCATATCGCTAGCCTCCGCTGACTCGTTACGGAAGGCCGCCTCTACGAGTTCGAGGACACGTCCTCCAGCCCCCGCTTGTGCGACCCAGTCCAGGGAATGGCAGCGGGTGATGGCCTCGACCAAGCTGACCGGGGAACCGTCCTCGCCGTCGGCGAATCTGGTCTTACCGACGGCGTTGATCGACAACTCCAGCAGGTCGGGGTCGTGCTCAATCATCTCCCACAACCACGGGGCCGATACACTCACGCGGCCCTGAATCGCGCCGCGGCCGTGCTTGCCACCGTTCGGGTTCCACCACGCCTCCTTGATGCGCCCGGTCAGGTCGCGGATCGACCGCGGCAAACCCGAAAGGCGCTTTTCCATGTCAGGAGTCAGGTGATCCGCGAACATCCTGGCGCCCTCGAAGACCTTGGCCGACTTGGCCAGAACCTCCGCCGGGTACATGCGCCGGTCACGGGCGTTGCCCATACCGGCTTCGATGATGTCGACGATCACCTCGCGCGTAGCCTTGTCAGACCGGGCGACCCGGCCCGACTCGCACAACGAAACGATGGCGTCGGTGCGGCTATCGATACTCATCGACAGACGTTATACAGCCTTGCTTTGCGTCAGGTAAGACGTACGCGAGGCTTTCCTTCGACGAATGGCGGCCCCGGACGCACGTCGCATGTCGGTCGCACCGACTGGAGAAGGCCCTGTTTGACGTGGTAGGGTCGCTTTCGCGTTGCAGCAATCTCTGCAACGTGTGGTCTCCAGGGGCGATGAGCGTCGCTTTTGTCCGGGATTTGCCGGACAGAGGTGGCGCTCTTCGTCGTGATGGACGCAAAAAGCGCCGGATACGCCCTTTTGCCAAACGAGGCGGGGCGCCCCATCCCTGAGGCGCCCCGACCGACCGACCGACCACGGTCATGCCTAGTGTAGCACGCCCGCCCGCGCTAGATACCGGCCGGGGTGTCCCCGCGGTGAGACACCCCGGCCCGCGTCGTGGCATATCCGAGTGTACCACGCCCGCCCGCTGACCTTAGGCACTGCTTTCGGCGGTATCGCGCTGCATCGCGTCCCTGATCGCGCCCAGGAACGCCGCCGCATCGGCCACCGGACGACCGGACCCGATAAACGACCGCACTACCGCCGCGTCGTACTCGGCCGACAGCGCGGACATCAGCAGCCCCTCCGACATGCTCTTGGCGTCGAACGGAGAGATCGTCCCCTCCTTGGAGCCCCATCGGATCTTCACGAACGGGCGCCCGTCCGTGGTGACGCCCGATTCGGACGTGAAGGTGGAATCGTCGTCAGTCACGTCGCCCGTCACGACAACACACTGCGGATCACGGCCAGCTTCGCCTCCGCGTCCTGCAGCCGCCTGGTCACGTCCGCAAGCTGCGAGCGCACATCCGCGCACGGGTCCGGCGCCCCATTGGGCTGCGAGTGCGCGGCCGACGGGGCGAAGAACTTGCGGGCCTCGTCCATGGTGGGGGCCCGCATCATCCCGTCGTCCACGACGACCGCCGCGATGCGCTCGCAGGTGTAGAACCCGCCCTTCCAGTACGCGCCCCACGGACCGAAGAACGTCGTTCCGGACCACGTGCCAAGCAGCCGCCACGCGTCCGGGCGGGACCGGTCCATGGCGGCGGGGCCGATCGCACCCCACACCTCGCACGACCCGGCATCCGTGGTCCCGGGCTCGCCGCCCCACCTGATCCCCATAAGCAACGCAATCGTCGCCAGCGGGGCGTCCACCGCCAGGTTCCACGACTGATCGGGACCCGTCTGGGTGTCACGATGCGCTATCCACAGCGAGCCTGCCGCGTCGTTGTCCGGGTCCAGGACCCTGTCCATGCGCAACGCCCACGGCGGCGAGCCCGTGTCTCTCGCGTGATGCAGCTGCCGGATGATCCCCCACGACGTGGGGGGGAAGAACCGGGGGTCCAGGGTGATCGCAAGCGCATACCAGGCCTGCGTTCCGTGATCCTCGCGGGCGGCGTCCAGGGGCCGGGTGTCCAACCACTCGCACCGCTCGCCGGTTGAGTTGATGGGGTCCACGCCAGCGTGGTGGGTGATGCGGGCGGCGCGCCGCCCGGGGCGGACGACGCTGTCGATCACCTCGATCGAGTCGGGCGGCGCAACCTGC